TTAGTAGGTGGTTGCGATGGCCTGCGCCAACTGCATATCCGACATGAAAGGGGCGCTGTAGGTTGAGCGATAGGCGCGTGACGCCTGCTCAAACTGCGCCCCGCGGATCTGACCCTGCGAGCCGATAAACGCCAGCGCATCACTCTTGGATGACTTGAACAGCTCCGGGATGGACGAGGTCAACGCGGTTGCCCCTGAGACCAGTACAAAAGGCGCGACCGACGTGAGCATCAGTGCGCCCTGGAACGGGTTGTTGTTCTCGGCGGCTATCACCGGATTGCCGAGCACGGCCATGCTGGCGAATGCCATTACCTTCCATGAGTCCATCGTGTCTAGCTTCCATGCGTTGTGGGGGGCGTCACGATAACAAAAGTTGGCCCCTGACAACCTACAGACTCTTCGGCCGTGCCTGCACAAGTGGCCTAGAGCACTGATCTACCTGGCTTTTTCACCCATTGCCGGACACGAGAAAGCCGCGCCGCGACCTTGCGCCGAAGCGATTGGGTGTATATATTCCCAACCCTGCAACACGCGCTACCGCCCGAATGGCGAAACTGGTAGACGCATGGGACTTAAAAGCATTTGAGTGTCAACACCCCTCGCATCACCCCCTCATCTTCCGTATTACCTCCACCACCACGTAAACACTAGGCCTCGGCGCACCTTGCTGCCGAAACCATCAGCCTCCCCAAACCGACATTTTTTGTCCTTGGTAGCTATTTGGGAGCTGTAGCTCAAAATCAGGCCAGCTTTCTCCATCGTTTGACTGCTTACCTAAGCGCTCGCCAAACTATTTTCACTTTTCTCAAAAATATTTTTAAGGCCGTTTGCGGCTCCCAAGCCACCGCTATGGCCTTTCCGTGGGCGATAAAAAACCCGGTCGCTGGGCCAGGTTTTTGGGGAGTGCCAGGGCGTCGTGCCAAGGCCTCGACGAGCATCGTGCTCGCAGGTGTTTCAGGTAACGATGATCTTAGGCTGGGCAGTACATCGTCTGGGAAAATCGCACCACATCTTCACGCTTGTAAAAGACTCGGCGAGTGAGGTGCTTATGAGCCGGGAGTTTATCCCTGAACTTTCCAGTGTAGCGCCAGAAACGCAGCGTCTCGGCAGACAAGCCCAGGATTTGCGCAGCTTCGCGGGGGTTCAGATATTCCGACATTTATTTTTCCTTTTGTACGCGTTGAGTTTGCAAGCCAGGGTCTCTACCCCCGACTTGTCAATTCACGGTAATTGTTTGGAAAGTGGCCGTCAAGGCGCAGCAGCAGACTTTTCATAGTATGCTAACACCATACCTTTAATATCTAACGATCTATTAAAAGCATACTGTTTCATGGACATAAAAAAGCCCCGACAGGTATGAGAGAGACTGTCAGGGCTACATGATTGAAGGAAAAAGGAGGTAAACCCTCAACCATAACTAATTATAACATAGCAGATTATATAGTGTGTAGTTTTTACTCTTTTTGTTATCAAATTATAGCGTATTTATGTGCAGGTCTCCGATTTCGTTTTGAGCCTTGAAGCCGTTAGTGCCAGGTTTGTGTTTGATGCGAGCCATCACAGTTGCGCCGCTAGCCTTAATTACATCCTGAAGTTCTTCCATAGGTGTCTTAGTGGCCTTCGCGATCTTCTGGATGGTTGAGTTGCTGATCTTGATTGCCATGTCGCTATTACCATCACCATAAAGTCTATGCCAGAAGTGCCGCCCGGCATGATCACCCGACATGACTTGAAGTTCCATTAGTACAGATGCGCCACCACTCTTTGTGGGTTTGCTGTTGAATGACTTGAACTTGATCATTGCGTCGTGGGTTGGCATTGCTTCCGTCGATTCCGACTTTTTTACGACAATAGTGGTATCGACCTGCTTCTTGAACTTCCTGCGAATTGAGTTGATGTGGGACTTCGCGAAGATTTGGCATGAACGCCATGCAGCAGCATCTTGTGACTCGCCAGGTCGCGGCCTGTTTCGTGGGTATTGCATGTCGCGGAAGTACGGATCGTCTGAGTGTTCAGTGTTGTCGACCTCGAATAACCTCCTGGCGATCTCCTCTTCTGTAGCTGAGGTGATCATTCCGCCGACAATTCGATTGAGTTCGTAAGAGCGTCCACGGGCTCCGGTATTGCCAGTTGCTTTGCGTGATGCTCCAGGCTTGTACATCATGCTGAGTCCGTAGCTCGACTGCTGAAGCTTCAGCTCAAGCACTTCGACAGGGTTGCCAGGGTTGTAAAAGCTGATTGCATGAGCAAGGCGATCAGGATGCGCGGTGTAGACGTAGTAGCACTGCGATGGAACCCTCCAGCAAGGGTCGATAGCGCGAAGGAGTCTGCCATCCAGAAAGTCGTCTAGGGTCTCAAGCATCGCTGCGCAGATCGAATTGTGCTCTTCGTGAAAGTAGGGTCGGTCAGGAGTGATTACCACACGGAACCTTGGCGCGCTTAGGGTGTGGCTGTGGCTCGTATAGAGGAAGTGCTCAAGACCCAAGTCAAGGAGCGCGTCCTCGATCTCTTCAAGCGCGATCATGTCGTCGTCATACCCCTCACCAAGTTTCTGGTCGATGTCGAAGATGATCAAAGAAGACGAGATCACATTGAGGTCACTGCGCGCAGGGATGTTAAAACTGGCTGGTACGAACGTCATTGCATTCGTTTTCTCGGCCAAAACCTTTGGCTGTTCAAAGTGCTTTTCGAACAGCATTTTTAATGAGTCAGCTGACTTGTTCGAAACGTAGTTCGTTGAAGCAGTCGTCTGTGTTGCATATCTAATGGTCATTTGCTCTTTCCTTTTCTTTTGAGGCTCTCTCTTGCCTCCATGTTCCCAGTATTAGAAATGAGCAAATGTTGTTGCAACTACTTTTTTATTTATTTGGGCTGGCGAGAGCTTAGGACGGCTATTGAGTGTGTGTCTAACGTGTTTCTGCGCTGAGCTCAGCTTCAAGGGGGTTCACAAAAAGTTTTTCTTAGTCATGCTTGGTTTTGAGTCACCCCACCTACCTATCGTCATTTCTTTCTTCTTCTATATAGAGAGCTAGTAGATGGGGTGGTGGAACAGTAAAAACACTTGGTTCAGAGAAACGCTTTTGACCTGTCCCTGTAAGATGAATGTATACCTCATTTAATTATTTAGTCTATTTTCATCGTGGCATCTTGTATCAGTGTTTGCTCATTTTGGATACTGACTACATCAGGGGAATGAGAGAGCCCCTAAATAGAGGAAACACAATATGAATAATGCAATTTCTACACAATCAGTCATCATCGACAACAACAAAAATGCTTTGGAATCTGCTCTTGAACTTAGAGAGTACAAAAACACTACCCGCCTGATGTCTATCGATGGCGATGTACTGAACGCTGTCTCAGTAGCTTATAAAACAGCTTCTGGTCTCCACAGCGCCGATGCTGGTCAAATCACTCGTTCGATCTACACGATGTCGAAAATCGCAATCGCCCTGATGATCGTGAAAGCTGACAGCAGCGACAAAGCTTTCGACGCAGCAGCCTTCGAAATCGCTCGTGATGTTTTCGTCTCCGGCAAAACCCAGGATAAGGCCCATGCTCTCGCTGAAGCAACTGGTCGCACCCAGGCTGCTTGCGAATCAATGATCAATAGCAAGCTCGAATTCCTCACCAGCAGGATGAACTCAAAAACCAACGCGCTGACCGACACTGGCATCTCTACTGAGACCCCAGAAGCCATTCGCGACATCATCCTGGCAGACGGTGGCAAATACCTGATCAGCCTGCCTACCGGCGAGGGCAAGTCGACCATCATCAACGAGCCAATCCTCAAGCAATACATTGCAGCAGGTAAGAAAGTCCTGGTCATCTCCCACAGGCGCTCAATCAACAAAGCCTTGGCTAACATCGACGGTATTGTGAGCTACGACGAGTGCGATCAACCTGAAGTCCTGCTCAACGCCAAGGGTCTGAAGATCGTCGTTAACTCGCTCAACTCACTCAAGTTCAAACGCTTCATCGCGAGTGTCGACCTGGTGGTTATCGACGAGGCATCCCAGGTGATCTCCCACGTCCTCGGCGGCGAAGTCAAAAATCGCCAAGCCGTATGGGAAACCCTTAATTTTGTCGTCAAAAACACCCCGAGCGTCATCATGTCTGACGCTGACATCGACGCACGCTGCGCTGAAATGATCGGGCCTGGCTACAAGCTGTTCAAGAAGCCTGCAGCTCACTCTGGAATTACTGTGAAGACCGGTGACATCAACCATGTGCGTGCCCTGGCCGTCGCGTCAGCTTGCAAGACACCGACCCTGATCGCCTGTGACGCAGTGAAAGAAGCCCTGGCTCTCGCAAAGTCGATTGAAAAGCAAGGTGGGCCAGCAGCGCTCGTAATCACTGCTGACAATGCCTTGTGGCCGGAGCAAGCGGCGTTCATCGCAAACCCAAACGGCACGAATCACCAAGTCGTCATTTACAGCCCAGTGATCACGTCAGCGCTATCGATCACCTCTGGTCACTTCAAAGCTCACTACGGCGTTTTTCAGGGGCAGGTCGTGCCAAGTGACGCGATTCAGATGCTTCGTCGTGACCGCACCGCCAAGAGCTTCGTGGTGGGCATTAAGCAGTCGATGTACAGCAAGTCTGAGGCCGTCGAAGCGACGTACAAGTGCAGCCCGATTGCTCTCGATGATCTCGTTCCACATCTGAAAGCTGACACCTTCGTCCCGGTAGTTTTTATCCGCGACCCTGACAAATCAGATGAAGAAAATGATGCTGCGATCAATGAGGCTCAGGCTGATGCCAAGAAGGCGTTTGACGCAGCCCAGAGCGCCAAGCTTCAAAGATTGATCAGCGCTGAGGTTGCGTCCATCAACTTCCGCTTTGTTGAATACGGGCATCGCAAAAACGAGGCATGGCTGCGAGACAACATCCAGTCGGCACTTCCAGCAAGCCTGCTCGCACGTGGCTTTGAGGTTGAAGTTCTTGAGCATGACGATGACCTATCTCTGGCCGGATTCAAAGCAGATAGTCAGTCCCGCAAGGCTGTTAAGCGTGAAGTAGCCAAAGGCCTCAACCACGCCGTCAAGGCTGACCCAGTGACTGCTCAGCGTGTTCAAGAGTTCGGCTCGGTAAATGAACAGGAATACTTGGAGGCGTCTCGTGCAAGGGCGATTGAGGTGATGAAGGTATCGGACTTTGATCTGGATGACGCGATGATCTGGGGACATGGCGAAGGTGAATCCAAAATCATCAAATTCCGCGAACTGATGAGCACCACTGAAGCCCTTGGTGCAACAGATGATCGCAGCTCGAAAAAGGTAATGTCTCTGCTGAAGCCCGCGCTTGAAACAATGTCTACCAGCAACGCCTGGTCTGGCATAGAAAGCGTTGCACTGTTCGACAGCCTCAACACCATTCGCACTGACGTGCTGACAGTAGGCATCAGGATTAGCTCTGCAAAAAGCGATCAAGCCAAGAAGGCGGACATAACGAAGATCTTCAGTCAGTTCGGACTTGTCGTCAAAAAGCACGAGACAACGAACAAGCAGTTCTTCTACACCGTTAGCCCGAAATCACTGGCTCAAATGACACGATACATCTGATGTATCAAGCGCCAAGGAAGGCGCTGCAATATACCCAATATAAATATTTTGACAAACTTGCTAAGCGCTATTGAACGGCCAAATGCTCATATTTATTATGGAAGGTATAGCAAGAATAAAAAGGAAAAGGCTATATGACCGCTTTTATTGATATCTCGCAACATCAAATTGATATGGGGGAAGTTGACGAGGTAAGGGCTTGCCTGTTGAAACCATGGGGGTTTAGGGAGCTCGACCGAGGTCTTTTATTTAGCATCGCCCAGACATGCCTGCATGCGCTCCACAAGGTGCCTTGGAATGATTACAACGCACAGCATTACAATGGACGTGTCGTGACAGTCGAAGATGTAATTTTCCTTCCTGACCTTCCGCCAGTCCCGAAGCCTTATCGGAGTTGGCCCGAAGCATTCATTATGATTTTTGGCGGTCTGCAGGAGTGCGAATACGAGCCGAAGGAACAAAAGCTCAGGTACGTCGTTGAGCACACATACCAACCTGACTCTGTTGATCCGAACAACCCGAAGATCGTGTTCGAAATCAAAGGTGTCATTCCTACATTGGTAGATGCAAAGAAGTACAGAGCTGTTGCGGAACAGAATGGCGTGCACATTATCTTCATCCTTCAAGAGAAAGGGATTATCTGCCCCTGGTCAAGGCCTCGCAAAGATGGCACCAGGATGACCCAAGAGGAATGGATTTCAAAGGAGCGTTTTGAATACTGTTACCAAGGCGAAGAAGAGCTGTTCAGAGCAACCGACAAGTACAAGAAGCTCGTAGCAACATTCGGAAAGTAAACCTGCAACACCAAACATGACGTACAGAACACAAGGGCCACGATGGCTCTTTTTTTTGCTTAAATTTTGCGCACAAATAAAGCCTTTATATTAGTGTTACAATGTCTGCATAAGAATAATAATAAAGAGCACGACATGCGTAGAATTCTTGGGATTGATCCTGGCAAGAGCGGTGGCCTATCGGTAGTAGATGAGCAGTTTAACTTCATTGCCTGTATGCCTATGCCGGTTGCTTCCATCGAAAAAATCGAAAGAGTCGACCCTCGCCCTATTTTCGACTTTATAAAACTGCACAAGCCTGATTTAGCTATTGTCGAGCTTGTGGGTTCGAGGCCATGTGAGGGCGTGAAGTCCGTTTTCAGCTTTGGCGATTCTTACGGCGTCGTCCGCTCTTTGGCTGAAGCTCTCTGTGCAGACGTTCGCTATATCACACCTCAGAAGTGGAAGAGTTTTCAGGGCCTTATTGGGCTTTCAAAAGATCAAGTTGCAGAAATCGCTTATGAAGTCTTTCGCGTCGAAGATATTTACGGCAAACCCTATAAGCGTAAGGGCCAGATCAAGCGTAAGACCTGCGACGGGATCTCTGACAGCCTGATGATCGCTAAATACGGCGTCAGGTTTTTGGAGTGACCAATGGCGACTAAGGCGCTCACAAAAAAGATCATCAGTGATCTCGAAAAGTACATCACCCAGACGACCAGCCTGAAGATCGCCTGCGGCTGTGCCGGTGTGCCCTCGTCGACGTTTTACGTATGGCAGAAGGCCGCGAAAGAGATCGAGGAAGAAGGCAAAGACGAGTCTGACTTAACCAAAGGGGAAGCTCTCCTGTTGGAATTTTTGGAGCGCATTGATCTGGCGAAAGCCAAGTCGTGCAAACCAGCTATCGATGCGGTCATGAAAGCGATCAAGGACGGCGATGCAAACCAAGCTGCCAGGTTGCTCAGCAGACGAATGCCAGAAGAATTTGGCGACTGGAACAGGAAAGAAGTAACGATCCGTCAGGAAGTCACCGAAGAATCCAGCACCGGCATCGCCCTGATCCCCTCCATGTCCGGCGACAACGACCTAGATCAGCTACTCCAGCAACAGCAATCCGACGCTCATTTGCTCGCAAAAACTAAAACAAGCGAGCTCAGCTAATGATCAGTCAACGCACTCCATTTGACTGCGGCATCGCCACGCTAGCCAACGCGCTGGGCATCACCTACGAGCAGTCGCTAGACCTCTATGGCACGGACAAACAGCACAACGGCGTAACCATCCAGCAAACCGCATCGATCCTATTCAGCCTTGGCTATGCACCCGTGTATACCGCGCTCCCAGGATTCGTCAAAGCCAGCGGCATCGAGATGAGCACAGCAAATCCGGACATCCTGGAGAGCTTTGGCCACCCAGCAATCCTGCAAGTCCTAACCCCCTCTGGAGTCGTTCACCAGGTCTTCTTTGACGGCAAAAACATCCTCGATCCAAGTCCCTCAGTCGACGGCCTTCGAAGCGTCAGCGAGTACGAGTGTGTCGACGCGGTGATCCTCTACAAGCGCTTCCACACGGGCGGTGTGATCTCCAGCAAGCCAGGAGATGCCATTCCCCAGATCATCAGCACTGACTATCCAGAGCCGCGTAAACGGTTTGTGTTCAAAAACAACCAGGCGCTTGTGCGCAAACAGGCTGTTCTGTGTGCGGTACGGGAAGGTGCTTTGTGATCCGTATACGGGGCATTAAGGCCGGAAAGGTGCGCTTATGAGCTCTTTCGGGAACGTTATGGGCCGTGCCCTGGACTTCGGGAGAGCCATAGCTGCAGCCAGGGTTATCTGGAAGCCAACCAAAGGCTCTCAAGAGATGTTCCTGATGCTTGGGCAATTGTTGTCACTCGTGATCGAAGTGATGTTCCATGGCGGTCGTGGCATCGGTAAGTCCGAGGTCTTGATCATCGCTTACCTGATCCATGTCGGCCAAGGATGGGGCAGCAGCTGGACAGGAGTGATCTTTAAGAAAGAGTACAAGCCACTACGCAATCTCATAGCCACCTCTAGGAAGATCATCCCTCGAATTTTCCCTGATGCCGTTTGGAACAAGTCTGAATGCTCATGGACGTTCGCTACCGGCGAGGTGCTGTATTTCGGCCACATCAAGAATATGGAGGATTACGAAAACAAGTACCACGGTCATGAGTACGCCTTTATCGGCTGGGACGAGCTGGCAACCTGGCGCGACCCTGACGTCTATGAAGCGATGATGTCGACCCTGCGTACCGCTTTCATTCCTACCAAGCAGCAACCCAACATGCCACCACTTCAGGTCAGGTCAACCACCAACCCGTTCGGTGCTGGTAAGTGGTGGGTTTACGAGCGTTTCCTTGAGGGCAAACGGCCCGGCGAGATCACATACAACAAGGATGGCTCCCGTCAAAGGTGTGCAGTCTTCGGCACAATTTTTGAAAACACTTACATAAGCAAGAGCTACATCACGAACTATCTACATCAGATTACCGACCCGGCTCTCAAAGCTGCCTGGCTGCATGGCGATTGGGAAGCTGTCGATATGAGTGCGATGTTCGGGCCAGTGTGGTCAGCCGAGAACCTGATTCTTGATCCGTTCGAGATTCCGCGTGCCTGGAAAGTAGATAGGTCATTCGACTTCGGCCAGTCCACACCTTTCTGCTGCCTGTGGTACGCGGAAGCCAATGGAGAGTCGGTCACTATCAATGGCAAGCAATTCTGCCCGCCGAAGGGGTCACTGATCGTTGTAGGTGAAGACTACGGCACTGAGATTGACCCTAAGACAGGCAAGCAAACCAAAGCAGATGCTGGCCTTTACCTTCCAGCCAATCAGATCGGGGTAAGACTCAAGGCCAGAGAAGACAAGCTCCTGACGACCGTGTTTAAGAACCACCAGAAAGTCCAACCTGGCCCCGCAGACAACCAAATTCACAACGGCTCGAAGGTTGATCAGGGTAATGCACCCACGGTAGCTAAAGAGCTCAAAGCAGCTGGCATGGAGTTCGTCAATTCAGACAAGAGCCCTGGCTCTCGCGTGACCTCGGCCCAGTTGATGTTCGACAGGCTTCATGCCACGAAAACTCAAGACCCGAGTAAGCCTCATATCTACTTTTTCAAGTCCTGCAAGTTTGCTCTCAAAACCCTACCTAACTTGCATCGAGACGAAGATCAGCCTGATGCAGTTGGTAAAGGCCCTGATGACCATGCATGGGATGCGCTGGCTTACCGCTTAACTTGGAAACGCCCAGTAACTTCGATTCAACAAGGCATTCGCTAGTCTCAGAAGTTTGCCGTCAAACAAAGTACAACAGTTGTAGCCAAATAATAATAAGAATAGGCGCTATATATGTCAGTTAGTCAACGCACTTTGCGCTGCCAGAAATACTATCAAGATCGTGAAATGATTCGTGCTATTCGCGGAGGCACCGAATCCCTGCGTGCTGCTGGAACTAAATACCTGCCAAGAGAGCCTGGGGAAACTGCTGATTCCTACAAGCGCAGGCTGGCACGATCATTCCTGTCCAATTACACAGACAAAACCGCTCGGAACTTGGCATCGAAACCCTTCACCAGACCAATCGTTGTTAAGAGCGAGAAGTACCAGGATCTTGCGGATGAGTACATGAAGGCTGTAGACGGTAAGGGTTCGAACCTTAATGGGTTGTGCTCTACCGCATTTGAAGACGCACTGTGGAACGGATCGTCATTCATTGCGATTGATGCCGCCGTTGATGGTGGTCGGCCATACGCATACCACCTTAGCGGCGATAACATCCTGGGCTACAAGCTTGATGAAGATGACAGGCTCACTGAAATACGCATCCAAGAGAAAGCCATAGTCGCAGACGGCCCATGGGGAGAAAAGGAGGTATCTCGCATCAGGGTATTCAAGCGCGACGGTGAGGTCGTAACCTGGTCTCTTTATGATGGTGATGCAGGAAACGACGAAGCTATAGTTCTCGATCAACCGTTTGCACTCAAAGAGATTCCTGTGGTTGCGGTGCATTCGTCTGCCGTAGTCTCAAGTGGTGAGCTGTTTGCGAATCCACCACTGAAAGACTTGGCGTTCGTGAACGTCCAGCACTTCCAGGAATCGTCTGATCAGTCAAACATCCTGAAGATCGCCAAATGCCCGATTCTATTTGCGTCAGGCGTGGCGGATGATGCTGAGATCGCTATTGGCTCTGAATATGCGATCAAGGGGGACGTGAATGCCGATCTCAAATACGTTGAACACTCGGGGGCAGCGATTGGCTCTGGACGTGATTCGCTTAGAGACCTAGAAGCCAAAATGCAGTCCTTTGGCTCGGATCTTCTTGAGAACTCCGGGGCTGTAGAGACTGCAACCGGGCGAGCCCTAAACGCTGGGGAGAACAACAACAGGATTGCGATGATGGCATTGAATCTGGCGTCAGCGGTCGAAAAGGTGTTTGGCTGGATTGCATATTTCAACAAGATCGCTGAGCCTGATTTTCACGTCGACATCAATACCGAGTACGGAATCAACACCTCTGCTGAAGAGTTCACTGCCTTGGCCAACGCAAGGACGATGGGTGATTTGTCGCAAGAGGACTATCTCCAAGAGCTGAAGCGCCGTGGGTTGCTCAGGAATAATTTTAGCCTTGCTGACAATGCCGATAGGTTGTCGACAGAACTGGTATAGCGCCTCCTGATTAGTCTGTGCCATCATCGTTGCCAGTAACGCCAGAGGCTAGGGATATGGTGAACGAGTTACCAGCAGACTTTCTAGTATTCGCTAAACAGCTAGGGTTCACGTCACCTGAGCAGTGGGGCGTGAGCCGTGGAAAACTTCCAGATGGCTGGAAGAGAATTCAGCGTTACATCATTTCTGGGCGATGTATTCGCGGGTTGATTCGCGACTTTGTTGCCAGAATGAATTCGTCCGATGATCACTACAGACGCAAGACCGGTGAGACCGGGACGACAAGGGTCACACCAGTTTCCGCACAAATTCAGCTTTTTGAGAGTCTGTATCCACAGTTTGCTCCCAAAGCTCGCCCTCTGATGAAGCCTCCTGCTGAATGCCAAGTTAAAAAACCGAAAGTTCGCAAGCCTAAGGTAAAGAAGCCGGTATTCGTACGTATCGGATTTGGCTTGGAGAGCACCTTTCGGTCTAGGAAAATCGATAGGGATTGCGTGATTCTCGATGCTCACACTACGCCAATCGACAAAGCATCAAAAAGCATAATTTACGTACCAGGCTGGTCATTAGCAGGAATGCAGGGAGACGGAGATTAGCCTCATTTGTTGCGCTAGATTTTCCAGTTCGTATACTGCTTCTATCCATTATCAAAGGTAATCACATGTCCCGTCTCGCAGAATTCCGTCAGCTTGAAAAACACCTGGCTGAGCAGTTAGCCGCACTGGAAGCAATGAAAGGCGACGAAGGCCTGAAAAAGGAAGTGGAGTTCGAAACCAAGCTCCGCGCTTTGCTCGGCGAGTACAGCTACAGCTTGCGTAACGTCATCGCGATCCTTGACCCACAAGCATCGTCCCGCGCTCCAGCTGCGTCTGCTTCAAAAGCAACCCGCAAGGCTCGTGAGATCAAGATCTACAAAAACCCGAATTCCGGTGAGCTGATCGAGACCAAAGGCGGCAATCATCGCCAGTTGAAAGAGTGGAAAAATGAGTTCGGCGCTGACGTTGTTGAGTCGTGGCGCACTCAGTAAGATCGGTTTGAGTACAAACTAGGGCCCTGCGGGGCCCTTTTCGTAATCAAGGAATATGTTCATGGACGCTGGGACAAACATTACCCCCCCTCATTTCCAAAGTCATCTCGTCGAACTGGTCACCCGCTTCCGAGGTGCATTAGAGCATGTTATAGCTGATGGCAAAGCGCCATTTAACATCGAGTGCTTTCCAGATGGCTGCTGTGGGATAACTACAGAGCTACTGGGTGACTACCTAAACTCTCTTGATATCGGTGAGTTCAAGTACGTTCGCGCAAAGAAAAGCACGTCGAGTCACGCCTGGCTCGAGGTTTATGGTCTGATCGTCGATATCACTAGCGACCAGTTTCCAGGAAGGCCGAGAATCTACGTAGATAAGCCGGACGCTTGGTATAACGAGTGGCGGGTTGAAGCAAAAGAAATAGCCAAGCATGATTCATTAGCATCGTTTTATTTAGATGAGCGTAACTTTCTTCTTCAGGTAATAGAAGTAATGGAGGAGTCCACGCTCCCGACGCAGGCTGACAGAGACGTGCCGGCAGTATAGATCGTCTGGGTGCAAGTGGCCCGAGTGGTCAGTTCTCAAAGGCGGTTGGGCGCCAGCAACTACTGCCTATTTAACAGCAATTGCGAACAGAGAGTAGTGATATGCAAAAGGAATTGGAGGCGGTTTTTTACGAGTGCCAGCACACTGGGGCGTTTAACGCTGGCCCAGCTAAAGTTCTAGCTATATTGATGAAGCACTATGGCGAAACATGTGAAGCTTCAGGCTTTGTTTTGCATCATTTTTCAGGGATACGAGGATACAGGTTCAAAAGGGATGGAAAATGGTCATTTATCCCGACTGAAAAGACGCCGCCCCAATCTTCAGGCCCCTTTCCATTCGCAAGCTTACTTGCCAGCAAGGATCTCTTGGTGCCTCCTCTTTTGATGCCTAGGCATATGGATATGATATGCAAGGCCATTAGGGCAAGTGCCGGAAATCCAAATAGCACAACAGTCGACTTCTGTCTAGCTGTCATTTATACGCCTTACGAAATGGGTAGATATTATGAGGCTTTGTTCAATCAAGTTGACTCCTTTCAGCCGTATATGAACCATATCGACGAATGCATAAGGTCTTACCTGCTTGGTAATATTTCGGTATCCATCTCTGGTATGTTGTTAGCGGCAGAAGGTATCTTGAGGAAAATTGGTGAGAAAATAGACGGACGGTTCTCGGGCATTACAAGCAAAGATCAGTTTGTTAACGTTCTAAATAAAATAGAGGATCGGGTAACTAGCACTGCTTACTCAGAGTGCGATGTGCCAGGCTTTATGCGAGACCGCGACTATCTGGTGAATTTTGACGAGCGTATAGCGCTTATAGACGGCTTCAAAAAGTATTTTGCCACCAGACTTTACGAAAACACTAAGGATGTGACGGGTTCAATTGATATGAATAGACACAGCATTCTTCATGGCTTGTCAATGAGTTTTAATAAGCCCATAAATTTCTACCGCTTATTCATTATGTTAGTCTTTTTGGCTTTTATTAGTGTTGTGTTGGGGCACTCGCGGGCTTCATGCTTTGTATCAGAAACAGACAAGTCAAAGAAGAAAAGCGAATGTTATGACGAATTGGCTGGCATCGGATCTCTCTTGAAAGCCAAATACCCTGTTTAGTCACGTTGGCTTTCACGTTGCTTCAGCTCTTGGCAGCATATCTTCTTGTTGTCAAACCCCTCCATGCCCATCCCGGCGCACGAACTCTTTGTGTTGAGGCCTCGCAGCAATGACCTAGTCGCGGATTTGGTGCAAAGATCCAGCACGTGTGCATCAATACTCCTTGCAAGTACAGCAGCACTATTAGCTATGCCTCTATTGTACTGTGCCTTTTCTTTGGCCGTCCTGTTACGCATCAACCGCTCGCAAGAGTCGTCATTACACTCTATGTGAAGAAATTTGGTCATACAGAAACACCTTTATCGTTATTATTGTTTTGTTGTCAAACTAATCATCCCGCCGCACTAGGTCTTTGTATCGTTCTCTTGCAGCAATTATCTGGTCGCGAATTTCTTCCGGCTCGATGCTCATGCAGCCTCCGAGGGTCACCCGGAGGGTTTTGAGGGAGTTTGCGGCTAAGATGAACTGCTCTTCTTGGAGATCCCAGACTGTCTTGGGCTTATCTTTTCTGAATAGCCAAAGCATGATCGCTATTCCGTTTCACAGACAAATAGCAAAGAACGCCACTCTTCACGCTTCCGATCTTCGAAATCAGCACGGCTATAGGCAGTAGTATCCTGATCGTCGAACTGGTGACTGACCGCGTCTGCCAAGTGCTCTTCAATCTGCTCGACCCTTGCAAGTTGAGCGTGGTCTTCTGTCTCGTATACCTCTCCAATAGATCCAGAACCTACATGAACCACTACATAACCAACCATGATATGTTCCTCGATAAGTGCTTATGTATTAAGCATGGCAGTGAGCTTTGAGTGGTTCAATAACTTTTTTCTACACTTTTTGAGGTTGTGCAGGAGATAAGGGGAATAGTGCTCTGAAACCCCTGAAAACACAGGTACGTATACCAGCGGCATACTCTTAAAATAATCTCCGCAGTTGCTTTGCTAACAAACCTTGGGTAAAGAACAAGGCCCTGGAGGGCCTTGGTCATTGGGTTTTTTGTGGTTTGGGTACCTTTGTTTTTTTGATGATGTCGGCAGTGTCACCGAAAACTGTCTGGTCGCTACGTAGAAGAATATTTCGGTTGAGCAATTCAGCAAAGCTAACGTCCACCTCCATAACACCCACACCATACATGTCCGAATCATTGATCATGTAGGCCATGGTTGGAGATATAGGGAAGTAGAAGTCCGTATTTTCTGGCGGCACTCCATTAGGTTCGCAATCAAGGACATCAGGGTGGACGTTGATCACTGGATTGTCGCTAGTTAAGAATGGTGTGTCCGTTTTGTTGACTAACCATACAACATTTTTACGGTAGTAAAATCGGTCAATGCTGCAGCCAACATTAACCCCGAAGATTATACTTAAAAACCACCAGTTCTTATTGGTCAAGTCGAAAGCAGAATCCCCACTTAGTTTCATAGCCTGTGCAAAAGTATCTCGAAAAAATTTCGTTCGCGTAAATTGATGCCCGATATAGCTATGAAAATTATGCCTGTTTTCGATTGAGTTCAGAATCGATAGCTTGCCATTCCGAAGGGCGTCCAGTATTGGTTTAACATCGTTCTCAATCTTTTCATGGATGTTTTCAATAGTATTTGATAGCAGGAGTTCACGCTTGCGGATGTCTTTTTCTTCGGTGAGGACAGAAATCCGGCAGGAATGTTCGATCATTTTTTCAAGAAAGGCATTGTGGAATTCTTGGAGATCGGCGTCAGCCTTGAATATCCAGCGCTGGATGAACTCTACATCAGCATCGTTAAGTGTGCTTATTTTGTAGAAATCCATCTCACAAGCCAACCCTTGTACGGGATAGGAGCTAACGCCCTTTCTTGTCCTACGATAAATATCGACATTATTTTTAGACCATCCTCTAAGATAATGAGCCCAAATATAGTGATTGTTGCGTTTGATCATTTCGCTTTTCAGCACTTACCTTACCTTCCTTGTTCGGCAATATGAGACAAATAGATGTCAACGGTATTGCTAAGCGCCTGGGCATCTTGAAGCGCACGGTGCCCTTTGCGCACGGGAAGTAGCTTCAATATCTCAGACGCAGCTTCACGACCAACAAATGACTCAATCGGTTTGACTTCAAACGTTGGATCGATGCCCGCCGCTTCGTACAGCACGTCGAGCCAGAAACAATCTGCGGGGTTGTCGGAGCACAGGGTTTTGCCGTCAAACAGGTGGTTCATCCTTTCAGCCACCTGGATAGCCGGGGTGCCTTCATTCACCAGCTGCTCACGGGTGATCTGATGCATGTCCTGCGCGTCGTAGCTCCAGTGATCCCAGTACGAGGCTGGCTGGATCAGGGCTTGATACTCACCACCAGTGAAGACCACGGCCACTTCGATTGGGTAGCTGTCGGGCGCAATGCCGGACGCCTCGAAGTCGATGAAATGTGTTGGCTTCATGCCGGTCGTCCATGCCAAAAGGACATCTTCTCTGTGGCCAGGTTTGGAGTCAAACCGCGTTGCCTGGGCGCGGGCCCGGTGATAGGTTGCCGGGATGACTCAGCCACTGTTCGACCTCGACCTTTCGCGTGTTACTCGTGAGCACTACATCACCGGTAAAGCTGCGATCAATTTCCCGTATCCGGGGGTGACTACGGGGGGATGGCATTTCCTGTCCTACTGGGATCGGGAGTCAGGAGTGTGCAAAGTGTCGCTCGCGGGAATTCATTTTCCACACACGACGGCGTTCTTTGGTGACGCAGGGATCTTGGATTCAACCCAACTGCTAGCTGAGCGTGGGTGGCATGTTGAAGGAAATGCTGTCTGGATGGCTGATCACTTTAGGGCTGCAGCGGATCTAGTCGCTAGATGGGCTCTGAGCGAGTCTCAGCATTGCAGCGTGGAGATAGCGGACTGGTTTCCGGCTGATGAAGATCGGCAGCGCTTCCTTGAACTGCTGGCGGTTGGCAGTTCTGGGCTTCGTGAGGTCGGAAAACTTGATCGTGCTGAGCGATGGCTTTCGACTCAAAGCTAATCAAGACCCAGCTGCGTTTCTGGCATCAATCCTGTCGAGCGAATGTACGTAATCGACCGGGATCTCGTAATCCGCATCGAGTGGCAGCTCGCGCTCAGACAGCAGCACCAACGGCAGGCGTTCAGTCCAGGGTCTCGCTATTGCGCTCTGCAGGTCTTTGTCGTCAAACCTTGTGATCGACGTGCCTGTTAGCACGTATGAGTTGTAGCCGTGGCTCATGGCGTATTGGAGCTGGGTTTGGAATGAGAATCTGCCACCGGTTGTCTCGTTTCCGGCGCTCGTCAGGATTGTCCGGTGTTGATGCAGGAGGTTTTCTAGCATGCGGAGCTTCAGGTCGGGCAATGCTTGGCGGTGATCAGGTGCAAGCGGGAGCACTGGTGAGACCGGGTAGACGATGTCTGTGCCAGGTAGTTTGTGGAGGGAGCAATGGTAGATGAGGTCGCCGGAGTCCACGTGACGAACGCTGATATCAGTGCGGTCACTGTGTACTGACTGCGAAGCGTTGTAACCATGCGGCAGGGATAACAGCATTCGTCATTTCCTAAAGCCCCTCTCGCAATGTAGAGAGGGGTTGGTCAGGCTACATGAACTTTGCAGTCGGTGGCATCGACGACGCTTCGCAGCCGCATCCGTGAACGCTGAAGAACTCGTCATCAGTTTGAGTACGATATTCTTCTTGGCGGCGCTGACGCTCTTTGATCCTGGCAATATCCTGGGCAGTCCAAACACTTGTCTCAGGATCGAAATCCTTATCCGTGGTACGTAGCGCGCTGACCGCTGCAACCTTGGCGTTAAGACGATCAATCTCGTCTTGCTCAATTTTGATGAAACGCTTGCGGTTGAGGTCGATGAAATAGGCCTTGGTGCTGGCCATTTCCTTGCGGACTTCTTCCATGTCCATGCCGTCGAGCTTCTTCCCAAACTCAGCATTGCTGTAGCGGGTATGCAGCATGCGAACGTCGACCAGGTAATTGATAGATTCACCCTGGCTGAGATCTTTACCCATAGCTTTGAGTGTTTGATCAGCTGTCAGCAGGCTGCTGCCGTCAACTTTGGTGATTTTCGATTCGCCACACGCAGCGAGCATAACAATAGACAACGCGAGTACCAGTTTTTTCACGAACTGCATTCCTTTGATGTGAGACAACTTTATACCATAACTATAATGGCTCTTCAATATCACGAGCCAAGACTTGTGCGGTTTCGCTCACCATTAACAGCGATGACTATTAGTTGGAGTTAGTATGCTGCGGGGATACCGTTAAATACTTATTGCTCCATGTCAAGCTCATTGGATACAATAAAATACATTATAAGAAGAAAGCAAAAGCCTCAGGTTCACCATGCAGACAATCACTGTCCGAAAACTCACACCTGAAACCGAAGAAATCTGCGCAATTCGACTTGTTGGTGGTTTCGACTCTGAGAGAAAACACTATCCAGCCCTCGACCTGCTTAGGCTTGAGAACAAAAATCAGCTTGAGTTAATTGCGGACTATGCCGAAGTCGGGTGTGCACTGTCTCTCAGGACTATTGAGAATTTCATTATTGGCGAGCTGGTACGTGCTGATGATCTTGTGTTTGATGGTGTCAGGTATGTTTTCAACGTACAGAGTTTTTCTGAGCCAAGCAGTCTGGAGTACCTAGTCTGGGAAGTCTTGGCGCAGATCATCGAAGAATAATAATAAGAGGAGAACGATGATGACCAAATTTGTAGAACAGTTCGACATGTTCATGAGAGCACACGAAGCATTTAGGGCCGGGCGGAATGCCGAGGGCCTGAGCGCGACACTGTTCCTGCTGGCAAACGGGATCGTGCGACCGAACGCCAGGGAACTATATGAGTTGTGGGAGTCGTCGGTTTATGGTGGCAATGGCTCAGATGAACTGTTTCTCACGATTCTCGACCTTGAATTGATTCCCGACATTCTCAAAGATGCTAAAGCTGGTAGCTTCGACATTCTCAGCGAGTTCGTCGAAAGAGTTCAGAGTCTCGATCAAGATACGAAATATGCGATTCTGAAAGCTGTTTAAGATAGTCAAGGATTATTTTGCACTAAATCCCCCAGGCCATTTTTTATGATATTATGTGTTCACAACATATAAAAACAATAAATGATCCTTGGGGGATTAAGAATGTTGAAGCAGCACAATGGTCTCGTTGTTTTCAAAGCTTACGGCGAAGAAGATAGCGGAACACAAGAGCCAGGGGCTCAAGTACCAATCACCGAAACTCCAGAATTCCAAGAAACCCTCAAAGCCGAGATTGCTAAAGCCCTGGCTGCTGAAACTGGTGGTTTGAAGTCAAAGAATTCTGAGCTCAAATCCGAGCGAGATAAGTTCAAGGCGCAAGCTGATGCCTTCGTTGCTCAAGCGCAAGAGCTGGAGGATCAAGAAGCACTAAAATCCGGCAAGATGGACTGGCAGGCGCTGATGGATAAGCGTATGAATGCCAATAACCAAACTTGGCAAGAACGCCTTCAGGCTGAACAGTCCGAAAAGGATGAGCTTAGGAAAGAGATTGATGTCGAGAAAGGCAAGTTGAAGCAATTTCAAATTAAGCAACTCGTCGGAAATGCTGCACTTCAGAACCAGTTCCTAGCACCAACCGCTGTGAAAGATGTACTGAAGCTGGCTCCAGATATCTGGGATCTTGCAGACTCCGGAGAGCTCGTTGCAAGAGATCAGCACGGCAATGTGATACTCGGAAAAACAGGACGTGCACTGACCCCCAAGGAATGGATTTCCAGCCTTGAAGAGGAATACCCTCACTACTTCCCTGAATTAAAGGGTAGTGGTGCCAAGCAAGGGTCTGGTGGTAATGCACAAACTATGACTCGCCAGGAATGGCAGCAGAAATTGATGCTGGGCACCGCCCAAGAACAATCAGATCTGTTCACCAAAAGATCTAAGGGCGAAATCGTAGTGAGCTAAGGAATACGGATGTGTAGAAGATTTAACTTCTTCTGCATCCATCAAGGTAGTATCTGGGGCTCACCCTGAGCTCCAGTTCCCAAGCTGGTCGGGCCAGCGACTGTTTTGCTCTGTGAGCAACAGATACCTCAAAAATACCAATACAACAATAATAATAAATAGGTATGCAAATGACGCAAAGTAATGCACTCGTTGTTCTTCCAGCTTATGGGAACGATTTCGAAGCACTAATTAACGAAACTATCCTTCCTGTCGCTATGTCACGCCTTCGTGGTCAGTTGACTATGCCCGGATTGATTACCGTAAACACGGCGGACGAGTCGAAAAAGGTTGGTGAGTCGATTCGGATCAACAAGCCTGTTGAGTTCGATGAAGCAGACGAACATGGCGTTGGTGGATCTGTTGCTACAGATCTCGAAGTTGAGAAGGTCGACCTGAAACTGGATCGACATATCTATAAAGAATTCAAGATGTCCGACCGAGAATTCACGGGCATGCAGCCTGGTGTTATTCCTGATGCTCTCGGTGCAGCAGTGGACGTCCTGGCCCGAACCATCAACGAAGCTATCTTCGATCTCGTAAAAGAAGTTCCGTATCACTCTGGCGTTCTTGGGTCGATCAACCCACTAGATAAAAAAGACGTGATCAATGCGCGCAAAACACTTCACAACGCCAAAGTGCTGGGAGAGAAGACATTCGTCCTGACCTCCGATGGTGAGGCTGAATTGCTGGGTGTGTTCACAACTGGTAGCGACCAAGTGGCTGAGAAAGAAGGCGTAATCGGGCGTAGGTTCGGCCTCAACTGCTACAGCGATATCCAGGCACCGTTCCACTTTGCAGGCACAGCTTCTGAAAGCCAGTCCGCCACCATCTCGACCGCCGCCTCCGTTGGTACGAGTGTACTTGTGATCAAGGGCCTCGATCCTGCTGCGACCTTCGTTAGGGGGGACGTCATCAAGGTAGCTGGTGTCGAGAGTCCTTTCTCTGTTGCTAAAGACGTTGCTGCAGATGGCACTGGCTCAGCAATCGTGACGATCCACGAAGTTATTAAAACGGATATTCCTGCAGGTGCTGCTGTCGCTGTAGCGAAAGACCACGGCTTCAATATCGCTTTCTCGAAGTCAGCGTTTGTCATCGCATTCCGTCAGCTTGAAACCCCTGCTAACGCTCCTGGCGTAACCATGGGATCGATGACAGACCCTGCGACTGGCGTAACCATGCGTCTGCTCAGCTCGTACAACTTCGCTACGGAGTCGACCCACTGGAAGCTGGAAATCCTGTTCGGATGCAAAGCAGTAGCTCCAGAACGTGCAATCCGCGTCGGCAGTCACTGATACACCGGGCTCGCGAGAGCCCACCCGCAACATCAAAGCCCTCGTTCGCTTCCCGGCAGCGGGGGCTTTCCATTTTCAGGAGCAATAAATGAGCGAAGTAACCGCAACAATCGAACGCAATGGCACTGTCCTGCCAATTGTCACTCCCGGCGTTTCCAGAGGTAAATCAAGCCTTACCCAAGGCGCTACATTCACTACCCAAGTGATCCAAGGCCAAGCCATCTACGTCTTCTGCAAATCCCTAATTCATCTCGCTGAAGGCACCTCAGTTACTGAATCCGACGCACCTATCGACGCACGCGGCGGCGTGTATTTGAATGCAAACAAGGGCAAGCAGATAAGCGTCAGGTTGCTGGCTGGTGAAGATGCCGCGACCGTCTGGATTCATGAAGTGAGATGAGCCGATGAATATTCTGGGTCGGAATCTCCTGTCTCTCACTGTTTATCACCTGCGCCGCGTCGTGCAGTTCGTGATCGGCTCTCCAGTGATCGATGGCATCGTGGTAAATCCTGATGGGTCGGTTACGGTCGGTGGTAGCGGCGGCACTCCTGGGCAGACAATCGTCATTACGTTTCCGGATGGGTCGGTTGGCACTGGCGTAGTCGGAAACGGTGGTGGCTGGACAGTGACATCGCCTGGTGCTGTGACGCCTGTTCCTGCCGCTCCGGATCTTGTTGTCGATCAGGTTCCGACACCTGACAAACCTGCTACTCCTGAGCCCGGTGAAGTGAAACCTGGAGAAGGTGGTGGAACTGTCGTCGGCGGTGGCGGTGCTAATACTGGTGATGATGTCGAAGTCACATTGCCAGGTGGTGAAACGGGGTCTGGAGAGGCTGGGCCTGGCGGTGATTGGGAAGTTGAGTTTCCGGATGTTCCGCTTGATCCGGATCTTGATCCAGGAGATGTCGGTGTCATCACGAATCCGAAGCCGGGTGAGCCTGTAGTCGAAGATGTGACGCCGAATCCAGATGGAACTGTCACTATTGGGGGTGGTGGAGCGAACCCAGGTGATCAAGTCACTGTGACCTTCCCTGATGGAAGCTCGGGAACTGGCGTGGCGGACGACAATGGCGATTGGTCGGTTGTATCGCCTGATGCGCAAGATCCTGCAATCAAGCCTGGCGATGTTGTCGTTGTAGCGAAGCCTGATCCGATGGCGGGCTCGGTATCGGCTCCAGATGCAATCTACGCTGACATTGCAGGCATTGAGTTCGTTGAGGTCGCAGACGACGGCAGCTATATCTCCTGGGAACAGTTCATTGAGCAGCTAAAACGGATTACCAGCATCAACACTACAGCGAGCCGCTCAATCACTTTTGGTGGTGCCTATGGGCTTCCAAAGCGCATCCTGAAATCCGGAAGCACGTTCATCGCGGCATTCGATGCGCAGTACGTGATCTTCGACAGCGAGAACGAACTGACGCAGGGAACCGCCAGGATTGTCCAGAAGAACTACATCTCAGACCGGGCTTGCGACGTGTTCAAAACGGAGCACACGGCTTACTACCTACGCAGCGACAATGGCCTCGACAGGCTCACCAGACTTGACGGCTCGGACACCTCAATTGCTCTCGACATCGCGGGTTCCTTCGGAGATATGAAGCTGCCAACAATGGCGAGCCTAGGTGACGAAGACTGGTTGGTGAACACTGACTTCTCCATCTCTTACCTGATCAATCCCGTGACCCTCGCTGTCAGGCCTGGCCCAGTTTTCAGCGACGTAAGCCTTCTGATCGAGGGATCGGGTGCCGAGGTGGCATCGTCGAATGGGCGTGTGTTCGCAAGCGCAAAACGCACAAACAATCAGAGCTCCGCAGTATTCGAGTTCACTGAGTCGGCTCACAGTCTGGTCAGCGAGAATGGTGGAAAGGTCGTTGCCGGGAACACCTACCTTCACGTAATGAGCGGCGCAGACCTGCGAGTGATCAGCTTGGCCAGCGGCACCCTGCAAGCCGTAACTATCGATAGCGCTCTGTCACATGGTTACTCGCGTGGGGACTTCGCGGTCTTCGTCAATGGCGATGTATCTCTGACAGTAACCTATGACGCGGGAAAGACATTCTCAAAAGTATTCCCAGTCGACGGCGACTCAAGCCTCAAATGGATTGATGTAGAAGACTCATCTCTGTTGGTTACGAGAAACTTTCGTGACTTCGACCTACTTGAATATTCACTCGTTGAAGAGTGATACAATATCCACATAACAAGATTTGCATTCAAAGCAAACAGGATTTCAAATGACTACTAATAAATATCGTCCTAGTGACTTTACGACTGTCTGGGACGGAAATCTCGATGCGGTTATTCATATTCATCGACCAGGTAACTCTCAAAAGGCTTCTGCTCGCCAGATTGTGGATGCAGTAGTCGCTGCTATACCGACACCTGAACCAGGTGAAGAAATCCCTGTCTCTGGCATTGAAACTGGCACAATTGTAATGCTCCCTGAAGGTTCCTACACTGATTACTTTGAGTGTGATGGAAGTATCAAGGAAAGTTCTCTAGCTTCAGTGCTTGCTGGGATCATCAATGGTGGTGCGCCGAAGTATCAAAGCATCCTGTCCAGCAGCGTTGCTCGAAAGTCACTCACAACTGGTGAGGTTTTGGATGCAGTCTACTTCAAGGGGCTGCTATTCACAGTTAATAGCGTCACGCCATTTATTACCGCTTACGATTTAAACTTCAACCTGGTTTACTCAAATGCTTCGGCGCTGGGTCATAAGCGTTTGGTCGTGACTGATAATGCCCTGTATTTTCTAAACAGCAGTTACAACATCTATTGTGTTCAAGTAAGCGGTTCGACGGTCACGGCTGCATACGCTGGTGAATCTTCACAATCTACAAATGGTGGATTCAGCGCTGTCAGTGTGTCGGCTGATGAAGATTTGTTCTGCTGGATCTCCCTACGTCGTCTTTACAACCCTAAAACGAACACGAAGCGAAACCTTTCGGGCGTTTTCTCCATTGGTGGGCTCGATCAGGGCAGTACGGTAGTGAAGACCGAGGGCGGACGGATCTTCTTCGTGGGAACGTATGGAGCTTCGGCACCTGGGCTCTATGAGATGTTCCTGGATACCTCCGTTCCGACAGTCACGTCTGCCAAGCTCATCCACTCGATTTACCCGGCACCGGATACGATCAAATGCGCCGGTGATTTCGTGTATTTCGGCGTTGCGGGCATGCAGTACAAGCTGAACGCAAGGACGGATCGAGTCACCTCAGTCACATCGCCATATTTCGTCAACGCTACCGCTGTCACCCACAGCATCGCATGTCACAACAATTTCCTGTTCGTGAACGGCCTACGGGCTACGTCCAACAATTTTGGCTATGTCTCTTTCGACTACGGCAACACGTTCTCGAAGCTACCCGCATTCAACTCAAAGCTGGCTGGGATGCTGATTGATCCAGTAGCGCACAAAGCATTGTACTTCGGCGACTCCGGCACCGTGGGCTCTGCAGACGGCTCAACCGGCAACGTCGAAATCCATCAGCTCACACTGCTCGATAACAACTATTTCAAATTGCCCCTCGTGGCCGGGGCATGTGAGGGGTACAGGTTTTATGTCAAAAAATAAGCTGCATTACGACGACGCTGGCTACGTCTACGGTTACGGCGAGTTGCCGGGCACCCAGTTCATCGAGATCGACAATTTTGAAGAGGCCTTGCAGGCTTTCTCCAGCCGTAAATCCCTCCGCATCGCCGATGGCCAGCTGGTGATCGAGGTCTCTCGCGAAGAGAAGATGAAGGATGTCACAAGGGCGCGTGATGAGCTGCTGGCTGAGTCTGAACTGCTTCGCGTGAGACTGCTCGACAGCGAAGACATCGCGGGCACCATCGACACGCTGGGTAGGCAGCGACTGGCTATCTACAGGCAGGCATTGCGCGACGTAACTCTGCAAGACCCATTTGCCGTCAGCTGGCCAACTTTGGAGACAAACGATGAGTAAAAATAGTGTATGGCTGGAGCTTGATGGGGATCGGGTGTTGGTTGATGCCGGAAGTGTTGCGGAGGATTACTGGCGGGGATTGGGGTATTGCGAGCCGGGGGCTTCTCTTCCTGACCAGCTTGAGGCTCCTGTTGAGAAGCCTGCTAGGAAAGTGCGTGTCAAAAAGGTTGTGGACGCCTCAGAGGCCTAAGTCTTCCTCAAGTTTCATGCCGCGCATGTATCTTTCGTCAGCGAATAATTCCAAGGCTTTTTGCCGGACTGCTTCAGCAATTTCAACTATCGAACGACCATTAGATATTTCTTGTTGCTGCGATTGAGTTGCGAGTTCGATAACGCGGCTGTAGTTATATTCGCCATGTTCTTTTAGGGCCACGTGGAATGGATTCGCCGGATTGAAATCCTCAAGGAGTTTTTTAACTGCAGATTCCAGCGACATAAACACTACCTTGCTTTAAGTGTTACAATAAATAATAGACTTACATAATAATAAGAAGAACGTCTAATGTCAATCTATCAAGACGTGGCTATCGAAGCCACAAAATCCGCTCCACCAGTTGCAGTGACCGGCGCGATCATCATGGGAATGTCTATGAGCGATTGGGTTACCATACTTACACTTGCGTATCTTGTTCTCCAGATATACTTCTCTGTTTTGAAAAATAGACGAGAGACGAGGGAGAGTCGGCTGAAAGAGAAGAATGCCGATGACTCTAAGTAAGCGCTTCCTCGCAGCAAGTATCGCAGCAACACTCAGTATCGCCTCACTGCTAGTTGCTAAGCACGAAGGCCTAGAAACCACTGCATATAGAGATCCAATCGGCATCCCAACTATTTGCTATGGCCACACGTCTACAGCCCATATTGGACAGACAAAAACAATTGTTGAGTGCCAGGAGCTTCTGTCATCTGATCTTTTGGTTGCAATTAGCGATGTTGAAAGCCGGGTGAGAGCTCCACTGACCGTTGAGCGCAGGGCCGCACTTGTTTCCTTTGTGTTCAACGTAGGTGGCACTAAGTTCGGTAGCTCTACATTGCTCAGGAAATTAAATGCGGGAGACGCTCGCGGTGCTTGCGCCGAGTTGTCGCGGTGGGTGTATGCCGGAGGTGTAAAGCTCAAAGGGCTTGTTGCTAGACGAGCTGAAGAGCGTGCGTTGTGCGAGGTGGGGCTATGACAAAGTACCTCCTGATCGCCTTGTTCGCGGTCGCGGCTGTCCTTGGCGGGGTCGTGCTCAAAGGCAACCGTGACGCCCTGCTGCGTGAACTTGATCGGGCAAACACCCAGGTGTCCCAGCTTGAGCAACGGGCACGGCAGGCTACCCAGGCACTTGAGGCCCGCGATGAACTAGATAAGCAACGCTTTAAGGAGATGACTGATGCGAAGAACCAAATCGACACTTTGCGTGATCAGTTTGCTGCTGGCACTAAGCGCGTGCTCGTCCGTGCAACCTGTCCAGCAGTGCAACCCAGCACCGGCACCACCGGTGTGGATGATGCAAGAGAGTCCGCGCTTACAGCCTCTGCTCGACAAGATTATCTACGTCTCAGAGAGCAAATAGTTACGACTGAAGCTCAGCTCGCAGGGCTCCAGGACTACGTCCGTCAGGTTGTCCAGGGGGTGAAGTGATGGCTTCCTTGGCGAACAAGACGATCAAGCACCAGATCGCCATGCGCGGCCAGTTCACACGCATCGCGAAGCAAGCCGCACTGCACCTGCAGACTCTCAAGGTGTCAGTCAAGGCTGAGCTAGACGAAGCTATGACTGCGCGCAACTGGACTGCCGTTGCTCGACTACGGAAGACGTTCGTGACAATCGACAAGCTCATCGCTGATGAGTACGAGCTGATGTCTGAGACGCTCAAGCAGGAGCTCGGCGACCTGTTTGTGTACGAGTCGGAATTCAGCAGCAAGCTTTTGGGATTCGATTTCAGCAGCAACATGGTCACTGAAAAGCTGGTTGAGAGCATCGTAAGCAGCGACCCGTTTGACGGCAAAATCTTAGGTGAGTGGCTCGACGAGCAGAAGCTTGCGACTCAGATCAAGGTGAAGCAGACGATCAGGTTGGGCGTGCTGAATGGGTTGTCGACGTCGAAGATCGTGGATGCGTTGTATGCGGAGCCTGGGAATCCATTCGTTGGTGCTCGCAGGAATGCTGAGGTGATGGTTCGTACAGCTTCAGCGCATGTGACGTCGCAAGCTTCGTTGAAGACTTTTGAGCGTGTTGGTTTCGGCTCGTATCAGCTGAGCGCTGTGCTCGACTCTCGGACGACTCCGGTGTGCCGTGCCCTGGACGGCAAGATCTATAAGACCTCCGACAAGGGCCGTAAGGTGCCTCCGTTTCATCCGGGGTGCCGCACAGTGATGATAGCTGTTACTGAAAATGATCCTGCGTTTACCGATGGGTACGAAGACTGGCTCAGCACGCAGAGTGCCGGCGAGCAGGAAGCGATTCTGGGCCCGGCAAGGTACAGGCTGTGGAAGTCAGGTCAGCCCCTAGAGAGCTTCGTGGATCTCGATACGCATCATGTCATCCCGCTGGACGAGCTGAGATCAAAAGAAGTTTTTCTAAATCAAGAATGACTCGTATCAACTGCCCGCTGCCACCCCCACTACTGTCCCTTTATTTAAGAAAAAGAAAAGAGAGAGCGATGGTAGTGGGGGTAGATCAACACCCGACCAGGGGCAGTACCACTACTACTATGGCTAAGAGAAACGCTTTTATGAGTTACGCAAGCTATGAAGATTTTAGGAATGAATTCGGAGACGACGATCTGCCTGACGACGCCGAGATCAGGGTGGTAAGAGCAATCGACCGCGCATCACGCCTGGCTGATACCTACATTCGCTCGAACGGCATAGCAGTCCCCCTGGTTGATCCAGTGGCAATTGCGGACGTCCGTGGCCCCGTCCTTGATATAGCTCGATACAACGCTTGGCCAGACACTGATAGTGAGAACCTGCGCAAGCGGTACGAAGACGCCCTGGCCTTCCTTGAGGGGGTCGCCACCGGCAAGATTCACCTGATCGCTGAGGGCAAGACAACGACCGGCTCGAAGCTCACCAATATCCGCCTTTTCCGGGCATAAGCCATGATCCCCGTCATCGCCAGGGCACTGGCAGCATCGTCAACCGGCGACAGGTCTGTCGAGCTCGTAGCGAACACGAAGCAGCTCCAAGAACTCGCTGCAAAAGTGAAGAAGCTCGGGCCAAACAACCCCCACATCCGCGCTGGTCTCCAGGAAGTCGCGGCACTCTGGGAAAACCGGATCAAAGCCAATTTCAGACGCTCGATCAACCCATACGGCGAAAAATGGGCAGACATCAAACACCGCCAAGGGCAGCCGCTGCTCGACACCGGGATGCTCCGAAACAGTATATCTGGAGAAGTCAGGGGGCTCAGCATCGTTCTTGGATCACCCCTTGAATACGCAGATACCCATCAGAACGGCATTAGGGTTAAGCAGCGCATGTTCCTGCCGAGCAAAGAGCGTGGACTGCCGGACAAGTGGAAAAATGAGTACGTGAAAATACTAATAAGAAATGTCGAAAAGGCACTCGCATGAAAATCTCCGATCACCTAGAACTAATTAAAACCCAGCTCGAAGCTTTGCCGTCAAAACCAACCATCAAATTCTTCTCAGGCGAACTTGAAGTAGATGATCTCAAGAATCTAAAGCTTGATGGCAAACGCCCATACATACTTCTCTCCTGCGGCGGAGGCAACGTCCCTGACAGAAACTCCAGAGTGAAACTAGAGTTAGACGCAATGTTTGGAGCTTGGGTCATCGGCAAGATAGATCCAACCACCCACGGAATGTCATCTATAGCTGCTGACACCGCTGTAGAGATTGCCAAGATGATTGAGAACTTCCGTGGCGACCCTAAAACAAATACAAAGATCCCCGTGTTACAATTAATCAAGGAAGCATTCAACGGTGTTACTGACGGCAAGTCAGACTTTAGCGCCTGGTCAGTTATCTGGTCGCAACGAATCGCGCTTGTTTGAGCTCGAAACAAATACCAACAATAATAAGAATAGGTACAAGACATGTCTTTAGGATTTAACGCACCAGATACAACCATTGGCTGGATCGCGAACGGAGGTTTGCTTATTTCCAAGTTAGATGCAAACGACCAGCCGATTGGTGGCTTCTTCACAGTTGGACAGGCATCCTCTGCAGTTCTTGCATTAAGCTCGGACAAAGTTGAGATGCCAGATATGGTTTATGGAACTCTCGGCATTGCCAAATCAAAGGTAATCAAGAACTCAGCTGAAGCGACCATCAACATGAAGTCGTTTTCCCCAGAGGTCATGGAGCTTGCACTCTTCGGACAGGTTACCGAAGACATTGCTGAGACCGGTGCCACTGCCAAAGCTAAGGCCTACAGGGGCCGTAGCATTATCGTTAACGGCATCATTGCAGGTGTCACGAGCATCAAGGTTACCGGTGAAGAAGACAACCTGGCGCTCGGTACTGATTACGTTGTCTCGAACGGCTCGATCTACTTCCCGGCGACGTCTAGCATTGCCGATGGGGATATCGTTGACGTCGTGTACGACAAGGCGGCAGTGCGCAGGATTGAAGGCATGGTGAACACGGGCGTCAACGTGATGATCGTTTTCGACGGTGTGAACCTGGCTGAGAGTGACACCCCTGTGAAAGTCACTTATCACAAGGTTGCGCTGTCACCGGCAGCTCAGCGTCAGCTCTTGTCCAGTGACTACGCTGACCAGGAGATCAAGGGCACGCTGCAGGTTTCGAAGGCTGTCACTGGCTCGGGTCTGTCGAAAATGTTCAAGGAAGAGCACGTCGTGGCGGTTTGATGGTGAAACAAGAGGGGCCAAGGTGGCCCCTTTTTAACTGGCAAACCGAGAATCTTTTTCACGCTGCTCCTGGTATTCCCTAATCAATTCATTGAGATTTGGGAAGGTAAACCGAGGAGATCTGTTCTTGAAGCTCGCTACAATACGAAGGTGGAATCGACATGCTGTCTCTTTATCTTCGAGTTCAATCGAGAAATCGACGGAAGCGTCAGCGTCGTTGTGCTTGAAAGGGGTCTTCGAAATATAAGAGCACTCCAGCAGTCCAATAAATTCCTGGGCGCCAAAATAATCGTCAAACTTTATGTCGCACTCTCTGTGCTCCGAATCTACTTCGTAGACTGGATCGTCGGGAAGGTGGATAGACATGTCAGATATTTTACGCATGACTACAAACTCTTTTATCATAGGGACGTAAGAGTCTGCGGCAGGCTTAGTCAAGAGCTCATGGCAGTTTCCGTGATTCATGTATTCCATCAAAGCAAACATGCAGCAATTGTTTGGAATGCATAGATAGTCTGAGAACATTTGAAGATCCAATGCCATACTGCTTGCGATGTCTCTGCCCAGTTCCTCAATGCTGATGATTTTCATGAGATCTTCTAGATTGCGACTTGTGAATGCATGAATTAGACGAAAGATCGTCAGCTCCCTATGCAGTCTCAAATTCTTCATCATCTTTTCGCGCTTGAGTTCATCGAGGAATAGCCTGACCTTTTTATGGTCTTCACGAACACTTGGGGGTAGTTTAATTTCCGCTGAATTAATTCCGACAATCGTTTGGATTTTTTTAATTGACCAGCCTATAGCTTTGGCTATTACCATCAAGGAGCTGAGCGCAATATTACTAAATGCGATGACTCTTTTTGCCCATGCCTCGGAGGTATACGTTCGCATGGTGATGGCAAGCTCTACGGCTTTCCTCGTGCTCTCCGCTTGAGCAGGCGTGAATTTGTTATCGAGCTCAAGAACGTCTTCGTAGTAAAGCTCGCTCTGGCCATTTCTAGAAAGCGGAAGGTCAACATAGGCGCTATATTTGTGAAAAGCCGCTTTATCGGAAAAGTAAGAATGCAAGCTTTGTTCTAGGCCGAGCGCGCCTAGTCTGAAATTAAAGTATAAGACTTCATCAATGTGCTTTTCGTCTCCTGTTCCTTGAAATGCGAGACGGTCATTAACAGACTTCATAGTTGTGAAGCCTATCTTGTAGAACTTGCCCAAGGGCGTGTTTAACCTCACGTAGTATAGGTGCCCGATGTTCCCCGTAGCTCCTGGCACACCTCGATTGTCTGACATCTCAAGCTTCCATGATTAGTATTAGATTTCCCAGCGCTGCCCATCATGATCGATGGTGATCACTTGGCAATTAGAGATGGAATTTTTCAGGTCATAAGCGCGGAACGCCCGCATGGTTTCCGAGTCAATCCGCACGGGAGACTCTACTACCAGCCATCGCACAGCCTGGATAAATTGACCGTGACCAAACACAGCAACAGTGCCAGTCATCCCGTGCAGCCTCCGCAACGATTCCCTAGCCCGCTGGATCAAACCAGCAAAAGACTCAGTACCGGGCCCATCGACAAAATCCGGATCTGCAGACACCCAGTAGCTATCTACCCACGGTTTTCGCTCCGCAGCTGTAGTGTTAGCGCACCTGCCAGGAGATAAGTAGGTGAACTCCTCAACCGCCCAGGCCTCAACCGGCACGCCAGGAAAGCGCTGAATGGTAGGCTGAGCTGTATCCTGAGCCCGTTCAAAAGGAGACGTCACGATCAGACTCGGGGCCTGGTCGAACGAATTGGCAACAGCCCGAGCCTGAGCCCAGCCTTTCTCAGTCAGCGGAATCAGCGCCGGGTCGGACGTAGCATTGCCAGCGTTCGCAGCACTCTCACCATGCCTCACAAAATGAACTGTCAGCATACGACCGGCTCCAGCTCGCCCTTGGCCGCAGCCTCGGCAATCTTGAACAACTGGTCAGTCAGCCGATGCACATGCTCCGCACCAACCTGCATCAGCATGTTCTCCATGGCTTCCTTAACCTCTGTGTCATCGCGCTTGTGCTCTAAAGCAAAAGAAATACAGTTGAACACGCAGTCCAGAACATCAAATCGATAACCATCCTGGACATCGGAATCTAGCAAGTAATCCATTGCAACTTCCGAAGGCATGTCATACCCGCTAACTTGCAGCACAGCAATACTTTGACGGCAAACATAATCATCACGCTCTACAAGCGTTAATTCCGAAATCTTTTGCATCCCTGGCCTCGTGCCGGTTTGAGCTCAAAGCATTCTTGTCCGTAGGCCCATCCGTGTCAATTGAAATGATATGATAGGCGTATAAAAATAATAATAAGAAAGGCCTTCAAATGTCTCTGCTCGACCTTGTTGTTCCATTTAAGAAAGTTGTCATTACTCAGGCCTCCGAAGACAAACCTGAAGTTTCTTTCGATGTGTATGGATTAACCACTGAGGACTTTGTCCGCTTGGTGGATAGCCACGGCAAAATCCTAGGCGCTATCTTCTTGCAGAATGCCAAAGAAGATCTCAAGGATACCGACAACTCGAAGGGCATCATGCTTCAGTTTCCTGGCTTTGGTGCTGCGTGTATCGCTCTTGGCTGTAAAGAACCTGATGCTGCTGCACACGTACAAAACCTTCCCCTGATGACCCAAGTTGAACTGCTTGCTGCAGTTTTCTCGCTTACTTTTCCTGACGGTCTAAAAAAAAGTCTGATAAAACTCGGGCCGACAATCGTACAGCTGCTGAAAAAGTAAAAGACTTTGAAGCAGAGAGGAAACGCAAAGAGAGCGCTGAGGATGGTGACGAGTTAGATAAGTTCGTAGGCGTCCTCGTTTCTAACTGTGAATTCCTGATCTCCAAGGGACATAACACCCCAAATCTTAACCCATACAAATACTCAATCAGAAAGCTGTTCAGTGTTGCTGTAGTTCAAAAAGAACTTAGCCGCGAGCAGCTATTCGCAAAAATGTATGGTGACCACCTGAGCCGAATATCTTGCGTCACGGGGGATTCGAAACCCTTTAATGATCTGATAATGAAAATTGCCGGAGAGCAATAAGCATGGCTAGTAATGCTGTAATCAATTTAGTCCTTAAAGCTAAGGACGAAGCATCCAACATACTCACAAGTTCTTTCAGTAAAATTACGGCACTGGCTGCTAGCGTCGGCCTGGCATTCAAGTTTCATGATGCCATTGAGCAAATGACTGAGTTGGACTTTGCTGCGAAGCGCTTGGGCGTAACTATGCAAGATCTAACTGCTGCGCAGTACGCGGCATTTAACGGGGCGAACGTCAAACCTGATCAGTTTCTGGATGCTTTGGACGAAGTCCGTATAAAAGTTGAGGAATTCAGTTCCATCGGCTCTGGCGGCGCAGTCGACTTCTTTGAAGTCCTGAATATATCTGCTGAGAAGTTTAACAAACTCAATCCGTTGCAGCAGTTGGACAAAATATCTGAAACGATCAAAGGGATGTCTGATAACTCAGCCTTCACTTTCCTAGATCAAATTGGATCTGACTCCCTGCGCAACCTTCTTCCAGTTCTACGTAATGGTGGAGCTGAGTTCAAAAGGCTTCGCGCCGAGGCTGAGCGTCTAAACCTGACTCTATCTGATGTCGACACGATTTCAGTCGCCCAACTTGGTAAATCCTTTTCGCAGCTCGAAAAAGTGGGTAGTACGGCTTTCAGCAAAATCGTCGCAGATATCGCTCCTGAGCTGACAGCCCTGACAGAGATGGTGACTGAAGCCATCGTTGGCATATCGAAAGACACGAAGGCTCCAGTTAAAGATATAGGGCAGACATTCCTTGATGTTTTTTCTGGTGTTGTCGCAAGCCTGAATTTTACTGTCCAAGTTAAAAATGCGTTCGTTGTCGCCTACAGCGCTATGAAAGAAGTTGTCTTATCTTTCGCTACGTTCAACCTCAAGCAATTCCAGTTCCTCGACTCGATCTATACAAAAAGTGCCAACGGTCTCGTCAACATCTTTAGGGCGGCATTCGCAAAGAATCTGGAGTTCCTCAACTCCACATTCATTGAGCCGATGAAGCAGTTCGCCAACACGTTCAACCTCGATGCAGCTGCCGGTCAGATCTCGAAATTCCAGGGTGTTCTTTCCGGGCTCCAGGAATCGTCAAGCAAACCCATCCAAGTTGCGACAGAAAACAAAAGCATTGGCGAGACTATCAAGCAGCTTCAGGTTCTCAAAGACGAAGCGCATAAGTCTGGCTTAGAAAACTTCAAGGTGTGGAATGACGGCGATTATCAGAAACAAACCGAAGAAACGATGGCGAAAATCAAGGCGAAGGTTCTTGAGAATGAAGACAAAACAAATGCTGAGTTAGCGAGACGAAAGGACAAGTCCGACCAGGACAAAATCGTAAAACTTCAAACCAAAAACGCCGCTGCATCAGCTCAAATCGCCGCAACACAGGCTCAGCTCCAGGCCGACCTCGCTAAGAAAGAAATCGACATCACGATCTCGAAGATCGACACGAAAAAACAGGTGGAACTGTCTGGCCTGCAGGAGCGTGCGCGCCTCGAAAACCTTTCAGCCGTACAGATCGCGGACGAAAAATTCAGAATCGAAATGGAGGCTGCAAAGAAGCTAAGCGAGCAGAAAAAGCGTTCTCTCGAAGTCGACATCAAAGCCCTGCAGGGCAGTCTCGCAGGCCAACAAAAGCTCCTTGGCGCGACTCAGAACCTCAATGACCGTCCTGGCATCCTCGCAACGATCAACCAGCTCGAAGCAGACATAACTTCCAAAAAAGCAGATCAGGCAACGATTGGCGCAGAGCTCGTCAACCAGTCGGCGCTGCTGAAAGCCGACCGTGTCGCCCAGGTTGGTCAAATAAAAGAGCAGTTAGCTCAGATCAAAGCTGACGCGCAAATCGAGCTGCTCGCAATTGGCGGCAATCAATTCAGCGCTGACATCAAAAAGATCGAGTCGGATTTCAAGGACACAATTAAGAACATGGAGTCATTGGGCGACGACTCCACGGCAATCCAGAAGCTCATCTCCGCGAAGAAAGCTCAGGCAGAGATGCAAGAGATCGAGCGCCAGTACGCCAGTTTGAAGTCAAAGCTGGAGAAGCATCAGATCTCGCCACTTGACTACCTCGATCAAGCCAACAAGTTGGAAGAGCGCGGTACGAAGGCTGCTGAAGTCACTGGCAACCCCGCAGACTTGGATAAAGTGAAGAAGTCTGCGCAAGACGCCAGGGCTGAGGTTTTTGATCTGCAGACGCTGACGGACAACGTTTCGAGCAGTCTGCAGGGTGGGCTTGAGGGGCTCTTCACGGACTTTATCTCTGGCACGAAATCAGCCAAGGAAGCGTTTGCGGACTTCGCACAGGGCGTCCTTAGCGAAGTGGCGAAAATCATTGCGAAGCTGCTCATCCAGCTTGCCATCCAGTCGATGCTTTCGGCGTATACGGGTGGTGCCAGTGCCGGTGCGGGTGGCCTGATGAGCATGGTTGGTGCCGGGGTTAAGCACGGTGGCGGTGGGATCGGTGATGCTGGTCGTTCAAGGAATGTGCCGTGGAGTTTTTTCCAGGACGCCCCTCGTTACCACACTGGCGGAATTATGGGCCTGAAGCCCAATGAAGTTCCGATCATCGCGGAAAAAGGTGAGGAAATGCTTACGGCAAGTGATCCACGTCATCGCAATAACATCGGCAAGGGAAACAAGGGGCAGTCCGATCAAGTTACGCGAGTCACCGTTAACAACATGATTGATGCCCCGTCTATCGCAAGTGCTTTGGAAGGGCCTGATGGAGATAGAGTATTCATGAATTTCATCAGAGCCAACAGAAACGAAATAAAGAACATGTGATAATATATAACTACTGACTAATAAGAATAAAAACAATGACAGTAGCTATCCAAACTTACGCCAGCGGTGCTGAGTGGCTCTCATCTTTATGTGCTGATATTTTGCCGTCAAACAACTGGACGGTAGTTCGAGATACCTCTTTTGAGAAGGTATTTGGGCTTCCGGGTGATCAGGGGTTTGTTGCGTTTGTGATCAGCGCTGGGATTGTAGAGGTTCAAGCATTCCCAGTTTTCGATCCTGATCAACCTGTTGCTGCCCATGCTGGTGGGTTTAGCTATGCGTACTCGCCGTTCCTGCCGCGCTTTGTGCTGCCTGGTGGGTCGGTAAAGGTCTGGACGCTGGTGAATTCTCGGCGCTTGTGCGGAGTTATCAAATCGGGGGCATCGTACTATTCGTTCTATGCAGGACTGATCCTGCCGTTCGGCTCTAACAAGGTGTATTCGTTTCCGTGCTTCATCGGTGGATCTGGGGAGCCCGGGGGGGCGAAAGAATCCGCATATCCTTTCATGTCTGGTGGTAATCAGTTCTCGCCGAAAGTCTGCTTGCCGACTGGCGCATGGCAAATCGTTGGTGGGAATTCTGGAGGATCTTCTTCATTTACTAATGAATTTCCATACTCGTATTCGTACTCTTTCATTCATCCGTTTGATGGGAAATACCACAAGCTGCGGTCGAAGATCGATGGCGGCGCTGTCGTGTATCCGTCTCTGATTGTTAGCTCCGGTCGATCTTCGGATACGGATGCTCAGAATGCCGATGATGGGGCGTGGCTCGGGTACTTGGACGGTGTGTTTGCTATCCCTCAGGGGCGCTCGGCTGAGTCTGTAATTTCGGTCGATGGGTTGGATTACCTGGTGGTGCCTAACGTCAGCAAGTCCTCTGAGACATACGGGTTGAGGTTGGCATGAAGCACTACTCGACACGCTATACCTCAGCAGATGACCTGGTCGCAGTGATCAAGCAGCGCCTTGAAATTGAAGGTTGGGCGGTGAACCGCTACGGCGGGTTTGATGATCCTCGCATTGGTATCCAGTTGATGATTTCTCGCGGGGGTGCGTTCTTCTGTTTGCGTAGCTTCGGGGAGTCGAGCCCTTACGTCGATTACTACGCGGCTAGCTCAATTGGTCAGCACGGGGTGATCGTCTCTGCCGCGAGCGGCTACAGCGACAGTGCAGGCTTCATCAGTCAACCGGGTTTTCAGTCTTCTCCCAAGTGCTGCGTCGAATCTGGCGAAAGCGCAGGCACGTGTCATTTCTTCATAAGCGGTGATTTGGTTATGTTCGTGACTGAGCGCGCAGGTGGGCTGTATTCGTGCTTGTCATTCGGAATGTTGCCGGTGCTATCTCCGGGCTCGGGCGGTCAGTTTGTGACGTCGACAGAGAGCTACTTGAGCAGCCAAAAACAACCACTCTTTGCAAATGCATACGCGACCTTCGGCGTTCGTCTTGCTCACTCTGAATGGACGGGCTGGGACGTTGGGGGTCGCACGTGGGGGCCGCTGAGGCCAAGTAGCCAAGGAGCTTTAATCGGCGTGCCGCACTTTCATCAAAACGGGACTGAGTACGGAAACATCGGGGCTGTGTCGCGAGCGAAGGGGCTGGTCGGCGGCATTGACGGACTTATCCCAATCACCCTATTCACGGAGTACAGCGGTGGGTTTTCTCCGTATGCAGAACTGCCTGAAATTTTCCTGGTGCCGATGGATGCCCTGGAGCCTGGTGCCACTTACGAGCTCGGGGCTCATCGTTTTTTGATCTTCCCTCAGTACGTCAAAGCGTTCCCGACTGATCGCAATTACCCGCATTTCAATCTCGGCATCGCAGTGCTGCTGGAGCCCAACGTATGAACCAGATCGCAAAAAGCTTCGGCACCTTCTTCTTCGACAACGTTTTCCTGACCCCCGAAAGAATCGATGCGGGAGTGGTTGTGCCTGGCGCAGAAGTTTCGTTCGAGCTTTGGCATTCTTTCGCTGACGCGAAGGTATTAACCGGGGTTACTCAAACCGGGGCGTTAGGGATTGAGCTCAACGGTGCTACCTCAGGGGCTTTGTACGCTTTTACCTCCTTTGCCTACGGCGTTTCTCTGAGCCAAGCAAATGGGCTTATCGACTACACGGCAGCTTTCGACTTTGGCACCGGGGCCTCGTACAGTTTCAACCTGACCGCCTCGATGGCGCTTGTGATGCCTGAGCGTATCGACTGGTCAACTCAGCCAGAAATGAGCATTCAGTACCTTACAGAAGTCATCGAATCGTTTGACGGCACAGAGCAACGCATCGCTCTTCGTGACACACCACGATGCTCGCTTAGCTACCTGTACAGCATGACTGACGAGCAGCAGTACCAGTTTGATAACAAGATAGCTACGTCGTCAGGTAGCATGATTGTGCCGCTGTGGCCGCTGCAGTGTCAGCTGTCACGCGAAGTGCTGGCAGGAGATGCATCTGTTGCTCTGGAGACGATCAATGCTCACGTTGTGGCATCCGACACGCTTTTGATCTCCGAAGGGGATGAGTCCGAAATAGTGAGTGTCGAGTCGGTGGCCGACAGGGTCGTGACACTAAAACATCTGGCTAAGAAAACCTTCTCCACAAGTGCGGTCGTCGTCCCAGCCCGAAACGCATACCCCTCTGATGAGTCGAATTCCACCTCGTTCCTGCGAAACTTTGACCAGCAATCGATCACCTTCGATGTCGATGAAACGCAGATCCAGAAGCCAACGCCAGTAGACGACTTCGAGCGCCTGAACTCTCGACCAGTCTTCCCATTCAGGCCTGATCGCTCAAAAGATGTCACTACTCAATACAACCGCCTGCGAGAAACCCTCGACCCACTGATCGGAGCCCGAAGCATCTACGACCGGGCACGCGGATCAGTGAAAGTCCTCGGGCAGACATTTACGTTTTTCTCCGAGCAGGAACGGCAACGTTTCGAGGACTTCGCCGAACTCATGAACGGCGCACAGGGTGAGTTCTACATTGAAGGCCCTGGGCAGGCTTTCGAGCTGAGCGAAGACATCGTGGTTCCTACATTCAAATTCAAGATCAAAAGCAGCGGTTACACCAACTTCGCTAACAGCAACTCGCTCGCCCCAATAGCAGCAATAAAACTGTATGATGGAACGACTATTTACAAAACAATCCTGAGCGCAACTGGCAACCCAGACGGCACAGAAGCAATCACCACAAAAGAAATAACACTCAGCCTCAAGACAACTGACATTGAAGCAATCGTACCGCTCTATCTTGCAAGATTTGACTCAGATGAATTCCGCTACATCTTCGACACCAACGAAGTGTCGACTATAACTAAAAACATACGGCAACTACTCTATGCTGACCCTGCAATCGATACAGAAAGCGCTGTCTCTATCTAGACCAATCGAACTCTTCTTGTTTGAACACGGTACGGAAAAGTACGCCTACACATCCGGCAGCAGGCAGCATCTCCACACGGACGGGCTGATCTACAAGCCGCTGAGCCTGAGACGAGGCAAAGTTCAGCGCACAGCCGAAGACTACAAAAACCAGCTGACTCTCGACATGCCCGGCGACTCACCAGTACCTCTGCTGTTCCGGTCACATTTGCCGTCAAACCACGTCAGCATCAAGGTTTTTCAGACCCAGCGCGACCTACCAGGCGAGTCGATCAACATCTTCGCTGGGGAGGTCACGAGCGTCACTTGGAACAACTCCATCGCAAGCCTGGCATGCAACCCCGTCTCCAGGTCTCTGACCCGCCAGGTGCTTCGCTGCGGCTACCAGAGCCAGTGCAATCATCATTTATACGACACACGGTGCGGCCTCCAAATCCAGGACTGGCAAGAGGATACGACCGTCTCTGCTATCAGGGACAACGGCTTCACCGTAGAAGTAGCCTCAAAGGCCAACGCTGACGACTACTACATCACGGGTTTGTTATCAAAGACTGGAAGTGACTTCCGGATGATCACCTCCTGCTCGGAGAGTTCTTTTAAGTTGATGTCGCCGATTGACGGATTGAAAGTTGGTGATGCTATTCAAGTGGCAAAGGGGTGTGATCACTCGGCTGCGTCGTGTCATTCTTTTGATAACTTCGACAATTTCTTGGGCTTCTTGACGATCCCGACTGATAACCCGTTTCAAGTTTACTAACAACATACCCCTAAGAATAATAAGAAGGTAAGCATGGTTTACTTCATGATGGCCATGATGGTTCTGTCAATGTACCTGTCAATCAAGATGCAGAAGAAGCCTGAAAGGCCTAATGCGGCAGGAATTGAAGACTTTAGTTTCCCCTCTGCATCTGAGCGCCCGATTCAGGTACTTGCGGGCACCAGGCGCATTTCAGGCCCCAATGTTCTCTGGTACGGCGACCTGCGCACCACTGCGATCAAGACCGTGACTAAAGGGATGTTCAGTTCGAAAAAGACCGTCACTGGCTACCGATATTACATGGGCGTCCAGCTCGGCATTTGCCATGGCCCTGACGTCCTGTTAAGGGAGATCAAGTTCGGCGATGACGTCGCGTGGTCAGGTCTGAGCACTGGAGGCCCGATCCAGATCGACAAGCCCGCACTCTTCGGTGGTGACACGAATGGCTCTGGCGGCCTCTCTGGGACGATGAGGTTTTACCCCGGTGCCTTGACGCAAACCGCGAACGAGTACCTGGTTGGCAAGGTTGGCTCAGATCTCGTGTCTGCCATACGCGGTGTCAGCTACTGCGTTATGGAGGGCATGTACATCGGGAACTCATCGAGCCCGCAGGCCACGAGCTTTGTGGTCAGCAGGTTCCCGAAATCGCCAGACGACCGCTTCAGCGACTACGAACAAATTGGACTCGACGCAAACCCAGCATTTTTTATCTATGAAATGATCACCCACGGACTTTACGGGGCAGACCTCGGCTACTCGTCAATTGACTTGGACTCGTTCACGTCAGCCGCTAAAACACTCTTTGACGAGGGCCTGGGCATCTCAGCAGTCATTGATTCATCGACAACGGCTGGGGACGTGATCAATGACGTCAAACGCGTGATCCAGGGGTCATTGCAGACAGATCCTGCAACCGGCGCGCTGAAGCTAAGGCTGATCCGGAACGACTACATCGTCGACGACCTGCCACTGCTCGATCAGTCGAATATCAAGAACCTCAGCGGCTTCACAAGGGGCTCACTCGACACTGCGATCACTGAAGTGAAGCTCAAGTACACAAGCATCGACGACGACTTCACTGAGCGCACAGTCATCGCCCAGAACAATGCCTTACGAATCCACAAGGGTGACAGTGACGGCCAGGTCGTCCAGATGCCCATGATCAGCACCCGAGAAAGCGCAGCGCAGATCGTGATGAGGGAAATGGCCAGCGCATCGGTTCCCTTGGCAACGTGTACAGCAGAGTGCAATCGAGGCCCAGCACACACTGAAGTCGGTGACGTAGTGCGTCTGAGCTGGCCAGCCGAAAGCGTCGACAACCTTGTCATGCGCGTGACCGGCGTCGACCTAGGAGCACCTCAAGACGGCTCGGTACGCCTCACACTCGTCCAGGACGTTTTTGGTGTTTTCATGAGCATTTACGCCGATGGCTCCGAGCGCCAATGGACTAAGCCAACCTTCGACGCCACGGACATTAAGCGCTTCGACATCATCGATGCCCCGACAATTTTGACGACAAACCAAACAGCCGGAAGCGTGATGGTCGTGGCTGAGAATCCTGGCGTTGCGCTGGACTACCAGTTCCAGGTGCGCGGAGGTGTTGATAGCGGTTACGTCGATGCCGGGGCAATGCCTTTCACTCCACTGTTCTCGACTACGAAAGCCTTGGGCACTGGTTGGACTGATGTAAGCCTTGTTCTGTCCGGGCCGTCTGCAGAGCTTTCGTCGCACACTCCGGAAGAGGTTCGTCAGGGGCTGGGCTTGATGCTGATCGTCAGTGCTCTTGGGAAAGAATGGATCTCGTATCAGAACGCTGTGGCTGGCAATTCAACGACTGTGAATCTTGGTCTGGTAAACCGTGGGCTATTCAACACGAAGCCTTTGGCGCACCCAGCAAGAGCCCGCGCATGGGCTGTTTCCGAGGGTTTCGGGGTTACTGATTGGCAGTACGTGAAGAGCGAATCCGTGTCGCTCAGGATGCTGCCACGGACGCAAACAGGAGTGCTCGATGTCGATGATGCTGTCGTGCATTCGTACAGTGTTGCCGGGGCTAATGTCGCTCCGTGGGTGCCAGGGCGTGTGCGCGTGAATGGCGTCGAGGGTGGGCAGATTTCGGGGGGCGCTACAGTGACCTGGAGGAAGCGTGATGGGTCGTTGCCTGCAGTTGTATTCAACGGTGACGACGTGAGTCAGGTGAGTGCTTCGACGTATCAAGTGGTCGTGAAATCGGGGAGCACTGTCGTCAAAACTGTCAGCGGGATTACAGCTGAATCCTGGGGATTTTCTGAAGAGACTGCGCTGAACGGCGGGGCTTACTTCGGTTCCCTGACCTTTGAGGTCGTCGCTCAAAAGCCAGGGTTTGCTGATTCAGCTGTCACCAGAGTCAGCGTAACAAGGTGAGGTTAGTTTCTGACTAAAAACTTGGCTTGCTCACCGTCTGAATTGGAGCGAAGCTTCATCACCATTCGCTGAATGAATGGTATATGACTGTCGCGTTCTAGATCCGCAAAGATCATTCCTTGTCCGTTCAGGTTGTCCATAACGATCTGGACACTTGTTGAGTTTAGAACACCCAGGTGTATCGTCTTGCAGTCAACATCATCTTTTTGGATTTTGTAGAACGTCAGGTGATGTGCGGACTTATAATTTGTCTCCCAAGCCACATGCTCAGTTTTCATGCCTGCAAGGAAAAGTGGTTGCTGAACCCCTGAGTCGGATTTTCTGATTTCGCAGAGACCACCTTGAGAGTCCTCCATCATCATGCCGGGATCAATTCCGTACTGCTTCAGGACGGTTGTATCGCCGGTAAACTTAATTCGAAGTCCGGACTTTGAAATATCGTTGACTCGGTCGTAGATGAAACCCTTGTCGATTATATCTACCTTAATTTTTGCATGGAGCGGCGTTAAAAGCTTTGCTCCGTTATTCTGAGTGTACAGATACACATTGCCGGTAAATGTGTCGGCCATAAGCGTTCGGTTGTAGCCCAGGAAAATTTCTCCGACAACCCAGAACACACACATAAAAGCAAAGAACTTAGCGAAAGTTTTACGCCGCAGCATGTTCTAACTCCTCAGCTTCACGCTTATAAAATGGGGGCTCAACATTAAGCAGTGCAGCGCCAAGGAGGAATACTCCAACATTTTCCCAAATCATCTCACCCAGGAAGGGTAGTAATGTGCTGGAGCCAGGTAGGATCGTTGCCATTATCGCAATTGGATATCCGAGTAAGTCCATAACTAGAGATGGGGCGTGATAGCAGTGCAGCAAATTGCGTGCAGAAATTACTGTCTCGCTGAATGTTTGAAGCTCAGTCGCAGACGCGAGTAGAAAACCTGGCGCGACGACGCTAAACATAAATATTGCCCACACCACTCGATAGATACGCATACAACTCCCTTGCTCTTTAAGTTTGCATCAATGCTACGTGCAGGCAACTAGCGTGAAAAGCGTTTTTACTACGCAGTTACATACCCAATTGTGGTTTTTCTAATAACGCCCAAACCCTCTGCGTTCCTGAAAATCTCACCAGCTCGGAGGTTCCCGATTCTGGCGTTTTTCGCAAAAACCTTGAGCCGAACGGGGGTGCCGGGTTCCAGAGTTTTTGCGTGAACAACCAGGGTTTTCAGGATTTCTGCGTTCGAGTCGAGCAGGGTTTCTGGGTTTTTCACGGTTTCTGGCGTTTCTGTCACTCCCTCTGGCATGCCAGTCACCTTAACTTCAGATGATGGCGTTTCGCTAGCCGCTGAGGCTACAACACCCGTGCTAGAGCGTCCAGAGCTTCTGACGCCAGCTAGGATGAGTGCCGGAACTATCTCCAGGGACATTGCGAAGCCGAGGCACAGAAACTGGGCGAGAAGCGGTGGCAGGTTGGATGCCTTGGCGACGCCGGACTTGATATGAGCGATCTCAAGAGACCAGGCGTTAATGCGTCCAATCGCCTGAGCGCGCTGAGCTGCTGCACGAGTGCTGACAGACTCTTCGAGTTCCAAGGCTTTGGAAACCATGCCACGACTACGCAAGTCATTAGCCTGCGTCCCCGCATCGGAGATCTCTTTATCAAGATGGGAGATTAACGCTGAGTCTTTCTGAGCCATTGCAGTAAGTGCGGCTACACGCTCAGTAGTCATCACTTCATGAGTGGCCTTGCTGACGCTAATCGAAGTCATGAGTCGATCATAAGTGGCCCAACCGCTAACACCCGAAAGCATCAGGGCGCATGCAATTGTCAGTACCGCACTTGTGCCACGCAAAACCCGGATAGCAACAGGCCACGCCAGATACTTGAAGATATCCAAGAGCACGGCTGCAGACGCAAACAAGAGCGCAAGATTCTTGTCCTCAATAAGTGCATACATAGCCAAGGCAACAGAAATTGCAGTTACGCTAGACAAAAGGAATGCGATTGCGACAAGTAATGCCGACAGCTTTTTGCTCATCTTGAGCTCCGAAATCTCTGTATAAGTCCATTATATAAGGGGTTCCAGGCAGTGCAATAGCATGGGCGGGCTATTTGACATCAAACTACCTTCATATAGATTGCATTTATTTATTGAGTGGGCGAGTCCAATTCAATATGATGTTTATAAATGAGCCATAAAAAGGAAAATAATAATGGACATCAAGATTTCAGTTAATCACCAGGCTATCGCTGACGCACTTATTAAAAGTGGCGACTTGCATCGTGAAGATTGCGGATGCGGACTTTCATATGAGCATGATGAAGCACAGGAACTTCAGGAAGTTATTGATATTGCGCTGGATGTAATCGAAATTTACGGCGAAGCCGGGCTAAGGGCGCTGGCAAATAGAGCCGAAAGACGTGCGGATGAACTGGATGTAGAAGTTCGAGCGAAGCTGGCTAAGGCGGAAGCCGAGAAAGCCCTGGGTGAAGTAATCCTGTCGGAGTTCGACCAGATCGCTCTGATGAACATTGTGGGCATCATCGGCGGTGACATGGACGCCTATGACCTTGCCACGACACTCGTCCGCAGGAAGGTCTACAGCGCTGCTGAGATGATGCGACTATCCGGTGCGCAGTTGAGACATTTACTCTCGTAAAAACGACTCAGCAAGCAATTGGGCTAGGGGCGCAGGCTTTTGGCCTTTTTCGAAGGACGTCACCAGAAAGGTTTTGCCGCAACGGTCATGGAGCACCATTCCTTCCCTGACCAATCTCGCTTCGACGTGGAGCTCTGCGAATAGCCCGAACGCAGTCGTGTCGCCGTCAACCTGCCCATAAATCCACCCGGCTTCGTCTGCCACGACTTCACTGAGAACGTGGTCTGACGGGCTGAAAGCTCTCTTTATCATCCTACCCACCCGTCGCGCTCCCTTAGCCGCCATAACGAAAAACCAGATCAGGGGAATAAGCGGAATCGAGATCAGGATTCCACCCCACACGTTGATCTGATGCACAACCCAACGCAAAAGGCCCCAAAGCCCGCGCATGGGCACGATCCAGTTGATTCTCATGACCCGACCTCCACACTTGTTGGCTTCTCATGCAGGAAGGTCAGCGCAAGCAGAGCGTGTATAGAATCAAGCAGCGCATCAGCCTTATCGTCAAAGCTCAGAATCATGTACTCGTGCCCCTGGACGTCTTTGACGCCAATACCCATGTCATCAATCCAAGCACTGTGTATGTGGAAGGTCTGATGTAACTCACCGTCAAATTCCTTCCCCTCAATAACTCCATATGTAAGCCCGGCAACATCAATGGCATTACCCTTATGCAAAACATATGCTTCATAAATCAATGCGCAACGAGCCATTTAACCTCCATTACATATATGCCGATTGTACCGCTTGCAAGGTTTGCCAGCAAACACTAATATCGGGATTGTAGAATTAAGGAGTTGCATGTCATGAAAAGTTTCAGAAGCATATTAAATGCACAACATGTAGCTCAGTTGTATCTTGAAAATAAGTCGATTAACGGCATGAGTAAGAGAGCTGGGGTGTCAGATGAATTGACAAGGTTTGCATTCACTCTGGCACTCCGTGGCGTACATCCGAATAGCCTTGACTCTATTTTTGACTTCAGACTTGAAGACGTTGTCGGTCTCCTGCTCGCTGATAAAGAGACCACGCAGGATATGAAGGATGAATTCGATGAGTTCAGGGTTGTTTGGCGCAGGCTGCATTGCCGTGAGCGTGATCGGCGGGACGCGATTTGGCGACTGGAAGCGATAAAGCCAGGTTCAAAAACAGCTGAGCCATTTCTCGAATCTCTTGATGCAATAGCTGAGGCGGACGAGGTAGATCCGATTGGGGAGGCCTTTGCTATGGGGATCGACGAGGTCTTCGAGATAGTCCCCGTCACGTCGGTGCCAGGCTGGATAGACTACATCGCGTGCGACGACATTCCAGAGCCGTGGTGCGAGCGCTTCTCACAAGCTAGCACTGGATCGACGGCTACGATCCGTGGGAGCTATGCGTACGACTGGGAAAAGTTTGTGCGGTGCTGGAAGGTCGAGATGGATATGATAGCTAAACACCAGTTGGCACTTGGGGAGTCGCTATGAAAATTGTTGTGGACTGCGAATTCACACAGCTCAATGCTACCTCCAAACTTATTTCCATGGCGCTAGTTGCGGAAGACGGCCAAGAGCTCTACTTCGAGCTTAGCGATAATTACGTGATTGGCGATTGCAGTGATTTTGTTGTTGAGAAGGTATTACCACAGCTGTCAGGAGGTAGCGACTCAATATCACTGATTGCTGCAAGGCAGGAATTGTTGGCGTTCTTGGCTCGCTTCGATAATGTCGAAATCATGTCTGACGCGCCCGCATGGGACTGGGAGTTCTTCTGCGATATCGCTTACCACAACGGAAAGTGGCCAGGCAATGCATCCAACAAGCCGCTTAACTTGATTGACATGTTTAATAATAAAAATATGCAAGGGGAAGATGCGCCGGAGCTTCCACATCATGCGTTGCTCGACGCTAGATTACTAATGAACTACTACAAGCGTCTTCTCAAATAGCTAGCTCTAGTTCGTCGGGAATATTTAATTGCTGTCCAGGTACATACTCAATGTACTTTCGCTTGAGCCTGCACTCCTGAGGCTTGAATAGCGCGTCAAATATAGCATCGATGAGTTCCAGAATTTCCTTGATCATCTTTTGAACTTCGTAATCCCTTGCTGTGAACTTGATGTAGATTGGCTTTCTTCTGCGCCCGTTAACTGCGATGAACTCATAGTAGTGGATTCTAATTCTTTCTTGGTCTTCGCTATCTCTTCTTGCAATTTCATCCTGAAGTTGATGAATGGTTTCTGGATCATAGTGCATTCCTTCTTGTGTAGTTAGTTTATGCCACGTAAGTCTTGAGCGTTTGAGTTGTCTTCCGCTGATGTGTTTGCCGTCAAACTCGAAGCTGATGCCTTTCGGTTGGCCTTCATCATTGAGCGTCAGTTTGATGTAGACCTTCTGCTTTCTCAGGGCCCTGACGAAGTCGAACATGTCTCCTTGGATTGCGTTGGTGGCTTCGATAGCGCCTGCAATCTTTGCGATCATCTTGTGCTTGAGCGGGAGGTCACCATCTCTGATCGATGCCTGGAGTTCTGCGTGAGAGATCGAAACGCCCCAAGTATCCTTAGGCTTTGGGGCTTTGCTCAGGTTGAAGCGATCTTCGATGCCGGACACTGACTCAAGGCTGATCGAGCGTTCGTTGCTGTCCTTGACCATCGAGAAGTCGTCATTGAGCCGGATGCGATTTGCGACGATGTGGACGTGTTGATGATCCTTGTCCTGGTGCATTACAGCGACGTACTGAGTCGTTTCGTCGAAGCCTAGGTCTGTCATGTACTTCGTGACGGCCTGGCGCCACTGTGAGGTTGTTAGAGACTCACCTGGGCGCAAGGACAGCATGGCGTGGAAGACCGGTTTAATGGCCTTCTCAGAGTCGATGGCGAAGCGCCTGAGCGTCTCAACCTGGTCGAATTCGCGGATCATCTCCGAAAGGTCTGACTCGTTGCCCTGCAGGACGCCTGGCAGTGGGTCTTTGCTCATAGTGTTGAAGCTGATCGTCCGGATTCCGCTGATCTCATGGTCGTGCTTGGTACAGCCGAAGATGTAGCGAATGCGGTTCTTAAACGAGCCTGCAGATTTAGGAAAGATCTTTCCAATCATTTCACACCTCCAAGATTCACTTGGGCGATGTACTTCACCTTCTCAAGCAGTTCGCTTCCTGGGCGATCCGCATTGATCATTGATGCAAGGTTCATCAACTCCCTGGCGATCTGTACGACATCCTGAGTGACTTTTGGCTTCACCTGCCCATTGGCAACGTAGTCACGGATAAACGCTCCAGCTGACTTGTAGCCTGCCTCAGTCATCTTGGCATTAAGAGTGTCTAACTCCGTTTTGTTTAGTCGTAGGGTGATGCGGGACTCTTTGGTTTGTCTCTCTATAGTTTTCATCTTGACCCACCTTTATTATTCTAGTTATCGAGCCTTTTAACGCAACACCCGAAGGGATGTGAGTATCTAGCCTTACTTGTCTGACATAGACACAGCTGGCTAAAAAGTAGCTCTAGACTCATTATGCAAATGGAGCTTTAGGTGGGTCTAGTGTGTTTGTAAGTCTTTTTGATTTATTTGTTTGTATACCGAAACTTTCGCAAGGTGTGAATGCGAAAACGCAGCAAGGGAGTGCGAAATCGCAAACAAGGAAAGCGAATTCGCTCTCATGTACTGCGACAATCACAAGGCGTGACTGTGGTTTCGCAATAACATAGTGCGAATTCGCAAATGGATGGTGTAAACCGGAATTAATAGTTACAGGCTAACTTCTTTGGTATCGAGCATCTTGGTATCGAGGTCAGCCAAGGTGGAAAGTAGACCTCGGCACACAAAATCTTTTTCGAGGCCAGCACTGTTCAGAATCTCGGTTTCAATCTTCGTAGCAGCATCACGGATCTCTGAGAGATATGCCATTTTGTAGCCATCTGTCACGTCCACAGTCTGTCCAGCCGAATCATGGTTGCAGAGCACCTTGATGTAAAACGCACCAACACCGGCCCGCTCAGCGACTGACATGAAGCTGGCCCGCATGATTTTGCGTGGAAGATGCTGATTGATCCTGTCAGAAATCCTGCAGAGGAAGTCCCGGACATTCGACTCACTGACCTTATCCTGCTGCACTCCTGGGAAAACGTAGTCACCTGAAGAGTGCTTCATCGAGTACATCAGCTGGCAGTAAGCAGCATCGCTCAGAACAAGATGAAACTCCTTCCCATTTTTCAGGGTGTCTTCTTCATTTGTCTTGTTGCGTTCTGGAAAAACCACTGCGCGAGTTTTATGGCAAATATAGCTTCGCCGGATCTTATTGATCTCTCCAGGCCTAACTCCTGTGAAGAGCATAAACAAAATCGCTGCCGAGACCGGCTTGAACGATGTAGGTACATCACGAAGCGGAGGGGTCTCGGAGATTTCTACACACCCCTTAATGAACTGACCCAGATCCTTTGGGTTGATCCGAATCTTATCGCGCTTGGTGGTATGCCATTGCTTGGTGTGTTTCATGATATCGACAGGGTTGTACTTGTAAATCGGCTCACCGATCTCGTTCTTATACCAGACAATCGAAAACGAAAAGATACCCCGAAGCAGGCACAAGGCTTTATTAGCAGATCGCTCCCTTGGTGGTGTAACTCGTCCATTCGGTCTGACAGCAGGGACGGTAGTCTCGTCATGGAGGTTCACAACGTCATCACTGGTAAAGCTTGAGATGGCCCTTGGGCCGTACTTCGCCTTGATGTAGTTGTTATAAGTTCGGTTGTAGTCATCGACTGTAGTCTTGGTCAGCTTCTTGCTTTTACGGCGCATGAAGTTTTCGAATGCCATGTCCAAGGTGAGGCTGTCCCGGAGAGACTTCGTTTCTTCAGCCTGCAGGATCTCATCAAGGTTCGCGTAGATCTTCTCTGCTTGCGCTCTAATCAATGGCAGTTTGGTAGTTTTGGGATTAAAAGCCTCAAGCTTGCGGCGGTGATCTTTTCCCAATACCTTCCTGACAACATAGAAGGCCTTGCCCCCAGCCTTAGTTACACGTAATACCAAGCCTTTAGTTTCAGTGTCATAAGCGAGCATATCAGCCTTACCTTCAGGGCAAACGAGTGCCTCCAGGGAAGCTTTGGTGAAGTGAATTTTCAAAGCCACGGGGAATCCTTACGAGTCTTAACGTGTTGATTTGATCTGTGTTTTCGTGTCTAATCCACCGCCTGCTTGCACCGCCTCGATGGTGAAATTGGTAGACACATCGCACTTAAAATGCGCCGCCGAAAGGTGTACCGGTTCGACTCCGGTTCGAGGCACCATCTCTCCTGCAATACCCATCCCACCTCGCTGCACCCACCAGAACGTCATTTGCGTCTAAAGATCTCGGGACAAAATCCATCCATCATCTGTACGTTTCATGATCAATTCCTAGGTTGGTGAGCCTTGGTAGCTCTTGGGAGCCGCTTGGTAGCTGCCACTGAAAGCCGCTCACATCTGCCAGCATCTCTCCTCAGCGCTCACCATCTCTCGGCGACCTGGCAAAGATCACTCTAAACGCCTGATATGCCTAGTTTTTAAGCCCAAAAACACGTTCAAAAGCTTTCCTAAGCTCTCGACTGCTTTCCGCTGCCGATTTAGGGCAGAATGACTTAAAATCCCCCGCCTGTAAGGGCGTCCCGGTTCGATTCCGGGTTCGGGCACCATAGATATCAAGGGCTTGCATGATTTTTCATGCGAGCCCTTTTTCGTTTGTGCTCCCCAAAATTAGAAAACTCCACCACTCGTTTTGTCGGCATGACCTGTTTGCCGATCCTTTTGCGTGTGTAGCCATCCTGACATTCCCTTGATCCTTCGCGACCTTTGCTGTTACTCAGAGCAAAGCGGCAGCGCGTTAATTCTTTGATCAGTTTTTGTAACAGATTGTTTGCGGCAGGCACAGAAACCTATAAAGTTAACCTTTCGGTCAGCTTTGCACTGTCAACTCCAGCCTTTTGTTTCCAGCGAAAGCGCTCCTGCAAGGATCGAGACCCCCAGAACATAACTAAAAGGGCGGACCCATAACCGCCCAGAGGATGATCCATGTCCAACCGTGATATCTCCCGGCGCTCGTTCCTTCAGGGCGGGCTGGTGGCGGGTGTGAGCGTGACTCTTACACCGCTCAGCACCCAGGCGCTGGCTGCCTTGATGGAAAACAGCGTGACCGTGCCGTCCGAGCAGTGGCTGGGCAACAACGGCAAGGCGCGCTCGCGTAACGACGCCTTGTCCAAGGTCTGCGGGAGCAAGGTCTTTGCCCGCGACATCCGCGCCAAGGACATGCCGGGCTGGCCGCAGCAGCAGGGCCAC